AAGCCCAGCAGGAATGTATTACTACGATGCTGTTAACAATAGGATAAATATCCTTAACGAAGAACAAAGCTCTCCTGTAAGTGAGCTAAAGGGCTTTAGCAGCTATCTGAAGCAGATGGGTCTTACCGGAATCCGCAAGACAGATTCCTCGTTAACCGGATTAGGTGTTCATGGAGTTTATGACTCAAGATTTAATCGTCTTATCTGGACATTTAATGATCATGGTTATGCTGATGAGTTCACAATTTCTTACAATGAACTATTACAGGCGTTTGAATCGTTTTATTCATTTAAGCCTCAGCAGTATTTAAAGTTTGACGACTTTATTTATTCAACAGACCCATCAGATAAGTCTCTATGTTACCTCCACAATGCTGGTAACTATGGAGAGTTCTATGGCAATTACTATGATTCAGAGATAGAGATTCTTGTGAATAAGGATCCTTACAGAGTTAAAGCTTTTACTAATCTTGAATATGTTTTAAACACAATCCCAGAAGCTAATAGAAATTTTGAGACTTTACGTGTTTACAACAACTACCAAGATACTGGATCAATAGCATTAACAAGTTCTAACACTAATAAAAGAATGAGACAACATAGAATTACTATTGGTCGTAATAATAATAGTGATGCTGTGTCAGATAGAATTAGGAGTGAGTATGCTTTAGCCAGATTGTCTTATGACAATTTTGCGTTACCTAACTTGAAATTTTCAATTTCTAATATTGTAACATATTATATGTCAAATAGTTTGTAGCCCTTCTTGAATTAATACCTTATTTTCCTTGCAGAAACTTCTAAAATTCACTATCTTTGTTTTTTGGAAGTTTTTCCTGTTAATACCAATTTAAAAATGAGAAAAAAGAATTATCCATACCGAATGATTTACGGAATGCCAATGTTTGAATACGGCGGAAGTTACTTCGGAAATTATGGAAACAATACTGTTGATGATCCTACTACCATTACTAAGATGCAACCTAAGAAAGCTGGAATAATTCCATCAGGAACTCCTGCTCCACAGACCATGAATAAGATAGATCCTAGTCAGGATACTTATGGAATTCTTAGTGGAGGTAATAGTAACATTTCAAATAATGGTTATGTCAATCAAGGACTTAACTTAGCAACTGGATTAGTCAATTCTTTTGCACAACAGAATGCATCTAAAGGAAATGTTGCTATGCAGAATAGTGGAACTCAGCAAGCTGTTGATATGGTTGCAGGATCAGTTGTTCCAGGATACAATCTGCTGTCAGGAATTGGTAAATGGGCACAAGGTGATTATGCTGTCGTAAACAACGACTCTAATTCCGTTGATTATGGGATGCTTGCAGATAAAGACAAATACAACTTCGCAAGTACTGCATCAGGATTCATGGGTCCGAACAACCTAATATCAGGTATTTCTGGAGATGGATGGACTGCTTCACAAAGGGCTGAACATATTGAAGGGAAATACAAAGATCAGCGTAATGCTAATAGGAACAGATTAAATGCTCAAAATAGGCAACGTGATATTAATCAAGGTTTAGGAAGTAGGTTTTGGGATCAGAATCAAACTATGATGCAGGCTGCTTACGGCGGAGCATTACCAGTATTAGGAGAAAGCTATGCTGATGGAGGATATCTCGATAGATACGGAGCATCACGCCAAGATCTTCCCCAGATAACTAATTACAATTCAGGACATTCGTTGTTGGAAGATGGTGGAGAATTAGAACAACAACCACAAGTAAAGGGTTCAATGATCACGAAATACAATGAGGGTGGTACTCATCAGGAAAATCCTAATGGTGGAGTTCCTGTTGATTCAAGAGGTAATAAATCTGTAACAAGTAATGCTAGACCTATCGCCAGTACTGAGGAAGGGGAGCTTAGTTATTTTAGTAAGAAGAATGGAAAGTCGTTTGTATTCTCCAATAAAATTTTTGTGTAATGAAAAGACAATCTAAAAGAAGTTATGCCGATCAGGCAAAATTCATAGTCCGCAAGTTCAAGAAACGTTTGGGAGAAAACTTTGAACGTTCTGATCCGATGGCTGAAAAAGAAATGCAGCGTCAGCTAGATGAACTGGCTGAACGTCAGGAAGAAGCAAAGCAAAGAATAACTGAACAGCAATTCCAAGAAATGCCTGATCAAATGGCTTACGGCGGATGTTTACCAAAAATGTGGGCCGGTGGTGATGTTTATGTTGACATGTTAAAAAATCAATCTGAATTTGTTCAACCATTGCCGAATACTATTGAGAATTACAATCCTTATTTCAATCAACGTGCTGCCAGCTATGATAGAAACAATAATGATCTAGTATCAATGTCATTAATCAGAGCAAATTCTGGGTTTATTCCAAGGCAAGCAAATAGATATCTTAGGGGTGTGCAGAATTCTGGAAATGGTTACAATCTAACTGCAGATCAATTTAGTAATTCTGATGGAGCACAAAAGATGCCAATTATTCAACCAAACATTAACTCTCAAAATACATCTCTAACTTCTCCTTACAAAGTTGGTAATAATATTCCAGACGATCCTCAACAGCAAGAACAGTCTTGGTGGTCACAAATTCCAACTGAAACTAAAATTGGTGCTGGAATTCAAGCTGCTGGAGCAATTGGTGGATTAGCGATGAGTGCATTTAACAAACCAAAGAAATCAACATTCAATCCAGTAGCTGCACCCAAACCTAAGTTCATTGATAATGATGAACAATTGGCTCAAGCTACAAGAGCTTACAGGGGGAGAATGTCAGATATGCGTTATTTATCTCCGTCACAATACATGGCTGCGATGGGTAGCATGGCCGCTCAGGAAGCTGCTACAAAGGCAGGCATTGTTGAAAATACCGCTAACACTAATGCTGGAATTGAGAATCAATTTGGTTGGCAAAAAGCTGCTTTACAGCAAGCGAATGAGCAAGGTCGTTTAGGAGTTGAACAATACAATAATGCTAATGAGCAAGGTTACTTGGGAAATATTTCGCAAGGCTTATCTAACATCAGCAATGTTGGTGCTGGATTTATGAAAGACGAATTATCAAGAAAAGCACAGCAGGATGCATTAGGTTTTCAAACTCAACCTGGTTATGGAATTACTTGGGTTGGAAACAGACCGATTAGAACTGTAATGCCAGCTCCTGGATTTGAGTATTACACACATCCTAAGACTGGTAATAAAACGTGGATGATAAATGGTCAACCTGTTGATCCTAAAGAATACAATGCTAAGTTAAAAGAATATTGGGATACTCACAGATACGAGGAAACTAACCCTAAAGAAAAGAAGTAATATGTACCAATTACAACCTACACAATATCAGTCGATGTTCAGCCCGCTGGACATTGGAGCAATTTCTCAAGGATTAAGAGAAAGTCAGCAACGATCAGATGCTGCTAGTCAAGCATGGGCGCAAACTTCCTCAGGGTATTACGACGATTCTACTTACGATCCTGCGATGAAAGAAAAATTCATGCAGAATCTTAATGAGCAATACGATAAATTAAGGACTAGTTATTCAGGAGACCTCGGAGCCGCAACCTCAGATTTGATGGGGTTGATTGGTGGTTCCAGGAGAGATCCTTACTTAAACCTTAATAAGGTAGCCTTAGAGAAGCAGAAAGAACGTGATGCTCTTAAGAAACAATTCGGTGCGAAAGCGTTAGTCTTTAGTGATCTTAAGAAGGGTCTTACAGATGAAGAAGGTAATTGGAGGAAACAAGATGACTTTAATTACGAAGTTGTTCAAGACCTTGAGAGAGATAAAAAGTTAGCAACAATAATTGATCAGTCTTTGAAGAAGGTTTCCAGAGAAGGTGGTCTTTACAATGATCCTCGTTATCCTGGAATTTTAACAAGAAAGACTGAATTCAGTGAGGGAATGTTACAGAAGAAAAATGAAACTATCTATCAGGAATATTTGGACACACCTGAAGGACAACTACATTTGAGGATTCTTAAGGATTTAAATAAAGATAAAAATCCAGAAGCATCATTAAAAGCTTATGTTGATAATGCAATATCTAATAGGGTTTCACCAATAAGCATTTCTTATCAAGACACTCATTTGCCCAGAGAAACAAGAGGAAGCGGTAATACATTTAACCCAAATGTTTATTCTCCACTAAAGTCAACTCAAGCACAAACAATTAAATCTTCTGTTTTCAAGTCAGTTGAGGATGTTAGAACTAATGCTTTAAGTAAAAATGCAGAGCCTGAAATTAAAGAATATTCAAATTACTTGATAACTAAAGTAAAGAACGACTCAGAATTAACTAATATTAAAAAGATAATTGATTACACAGCAAAACAATTAGGGATGAGTGTTGCTGGAACTACTGGTAATCTAGAATTAGAAGGAGTTGGTAAAAGTAAATCTCTTGAAGGTAATAAAACTTATGGATACACAACACCAGAAGGTGTTTATGTAGCTCCAGATAATTCTAATGTTGAAAAAGCAGATCCTGTTAGAAGTGCAAGAGTTTCTAATTTAATTAAAGATATTAAAAGATACAATGATATTTTTAATAATAAATTAACTGAAAATCTTCCTCATAATGTTATTGATGACTTTGAAACATTAGATCCTAGTAAGGGAGTTGATGCTGATAATACACGAGACTTAAATACTCAAGTTATTGCACTTAACGGATTAATAAAAAAATACCATTCTTCCGATTTTACTTATTTAACCGGACCTTATTCAGAACCATCAGTTATTGGGAACATTAAAAAGAAGCTTAAAAAGCAAGATAAAAATTTTAATGATGAGGATTTAAAAGCATTTGAAGATTCTGGATTTGAGTACTCTGGGCATTCAGTTAATGGTGATAGATTTAAAATGATTTTGAAAGATAAGTTTGGAAGAGAACATCAAATCACTCCTAACAGTGCTGAGGCGGCTATTTCGTTAGCGGAATCTACTAAGGACATTAGAGCAGAAAGGGTTGCTGTTGGAAGTACTATTGATTTTGTTCCTAATAGCAATAAGTATTTTGCTATGAGAAATGGAACTATGGAGCCAATTGAATTTCCAAAAGGACTTACTGTTAATGGAAATGAAGGTGCTTATCAGATAATGGTTAAAGACAAACCAGTAAGCATTGAAACTTATGTCAATTATTTGAATTCAATAGGACAACCAGAAGAAGTAATCAATAATTATTTAAGAGCAGTGTCGCAGTATTACTCAGATGGAGATATCAATAGTTTAAGTAAAAAGGCAGCCTTAATGCGTGACGATTATGATGTGTTTAAATTCCTTGAAAATAATAGAGTAATAAATCTTTCCCGCTAATGACTAAAGATTTTAATAGTTATTTAACAGAACAAATAGATCCCATTACTGGAGTTGCTAAAGTTAAGCCTACACATTTACTTTACGACCAGCCTTTTAGTTTTAATGAGCCATTACAACGTAGTGCTACTCCAGATCTAGAATCTTATCAACCTTACTGGGGTGACCAAGCTGTTCCGTCTGACGATTTTGTAAATTTAGAAGATGAGAGAGCAAAACGTCAATCGGCATCAGAAATTTGGTTAAGGTCAGCAAAGAATATGGGTCTCTATGCAGGCACTACATTCCTTGATAATATTGTTGGGACGGTCGTTGGCTTAGGAAATCTTGCTGTGGGAGGTGATGACAATAAGACTTCATTAGATGACTTCACAATGAATCCATTTACAGAATGGATGGTAAAGTTACAGAAAGATTATGAAGCACCTGTTTACAGGACGAGAGAAGAAGCAAACAATGTTTGGAGTGGAGTTGTACCTTTCTCGGAAGGTTCTTCTAAGTTTTGGGGAGACATGGTTCTTAAGAACTTTGGTTTCACATTAGGTTCAGTTGCTGCTGGTGTTCTTACCGGAGGTGCTTTAATGTCTGGAGCTAAAGGATTAGTTGGTAAACTTGGTAAAGGTTTAGTTGGACAATTAACTAAAAGCGGAAAAACAATTGAGTCAATTGAAGAAGGAATTGCTGCTGTTAAAGCTGGACAGATTTCAGCGTCGCAGCTTACAGGAGATTTATTAAAGTCTTACAAATCATTAAAGAATTATTCTACAGTTGCACAGATTGTTGGTTCAGTTGCAGGCTCTGCTGCTGAAGCTAGATTTGAAGCTGTTAACGCCGCTAATCAATACAAAGAACAAGAATTTCAAAAATATGATGAGCAATGGATGCAATCTTTGCCCTCTGTTCAACAGCAAGAAGAAGCAGCTCTCGCTGCGAGTAATCCTGAATTGTTTGAATTAGCACCTACAGGTGATGGATCATTCACACGTGTTTTAAAACCTGAAGGTCAAGGAGCATTAGAACAAAGGATTAAATACCGTTATGATTCTGGAAAAACCAAAATCGAGGAATCTGCAAAGGGTGTTGGTAATCTTACTTGGGGTCTTAATATGGCAATCTTAAGTGCAAGTAATTTTGCACAGTTTAGGAACGCCTTTACGGGAGGATTCAAAACAGCTAAGACTGCTAAGAATGTCACTGGGTCAATAGAAGAAGGATTTAATGTTGTTAAACCTACAACACGTATTGGTAAAATAGGCAAGGGATTACAGACCACAGGTAAAGCATTCAGGAATGTCCTTACAGAGGGTGAAGAAGAGCAACTTCAGCAGTTTGCTTCCACAGACTCTCAATCATTCTACTCAAGACAGATGGATCCTAATGCAGGAGAAACTGTTGATAACTTCATTAATGGATTCAATGATGGAGCTAAAGAAGCTTGGGGTTCTGCCAGTGGTTGGCAGCAATTCTTTGTTGGAGGTATTACTGGTTTAGCTGGAACTCCTACGTTAGGGACAACTAGCAAAGGGAAGACCGGAGTAGTGTGGGCTGGTGGAGCATGGGGAGATTACAAACAGAATAGAGATTTAAAGAAACAAACTGATAAAGCTGTTAAAGCTGTCAATGATGCTATTGCTACACCGGAATTCAAGAAAATGTACTCTGCAGCAGTTCGTCATACTTCCTATGAGATTGATAAAAACACTGCTTTAGAAAATGAAGATCCGTTTGGCTACAAGAATGCTGACTTTAATCAGTTAGTTAATTCCGTTGATGCTTTCCAGAAAATTGGGAAACTTGACGATTTGTTGGATGTGTTTAAAGGAATGAAGTCTGCTTCTGAAGAAGAGATTGTAACATTGTTTCCACATTTAAAAGGTAAGACGTCAGACGATATTCGTGAGTTTGTTAATGAGCGTTCTGACAAGATGGTTAAAACCATTAATAACATTGCTAAGCTTAAAGAAGCTGTTGATGGACGTTTTACTTCTGCACCTCAGAATGTGAAAGATGAGTTGTTGCATTACTCCGCGACAATCAATGATGTTGAAGAACGTCAAAAAGAAATAGTAAATGATTTGTCGGATTTTATTGGTTCAGACGACATCAACGACAAAGAAGGTCGGAAAAATATTAAGAAAGCAATCGAAGAAAAAACTGTTGCTGATCCTAGGAAAGATGAGTATTCACAAAAACTAAATGACTATTCAAAATTAGCAAAAAGAAAAGAAGACTTTGTTGAACTTTACAAGAAGTATTCTACTGAAGAAGGACAACAAACTTTAGATAAGAAGTTATCGAAAGAAGAAAAGAAAGCTGTTCAAACAGCTGAAGATATGTTGTTTTCAGTTAATGACGACAAGCTAATTAAGAGAAAGTCAGATGATAAAGTTTTTAAGCTTAAGGTTAATAAAGAAACTAAAGAGAGAGAATTACATGAGGTTGATGAGCTAGGTGAAATAGTCAAGGACTCTGAACCTGAAGTATTTTCAGCTGAAGAGTTTAGGATGAATAAGTTAATGGATGAGTTTGATCCTCATAAGATTGACGAAGTCAATCCTTTCTCAGAAGTTTCAAGTGAAGAAGTTGAAGAGCCTGAAGTTTTATCACAACCAGAGGAACCTGTAATTCCGGAAGAAGTCGTTGAAGAAACTTTAACACAACCAGAAGAAACAATTGAAGAACCAAAACCAGTAAGAACTCCAAAACACAATAAAGGAAGTCGTACTTCAGAAAGTGTTTTTACAACGTTAGCTGGGTCTGAATTATCAGGACCACTTGAAGACTTACCAACTTACAATGAAGCATTACAGTGGGGTGAAGAACGTGCTGTTAGCACAGATCCAGATGTTCAACGCTATTACAACTGGGTTCGTAATAGTAAAATAGCAGACGAAGGTTACAAAGGACGTGTGCTTACAGGTGAAGAATTATTTGGTGCACAATGGAATGATAGACTAAGGAAAGCCTCACAAGAAGTAATGCAACGTGCTGAAGAAGAAGGTGTTGAAATTACGCTTGAAGAAGTAATGCGCTTGCTTTCTGAAACATTGTACGTTGCTGTTACTAAAGACGGTCAATATGTGACTGAGGACGGAACGACTGATGTTATTGATTCTAATAAACTGCTGTACACAACATTACCAACACCTAAGTTAGAAAATCTTTTAGGAAGAACTAAAGTTAAAGCCTCGGAAGACCCTGAAAATCTAAAAAGAGCGCAGGAAGCTTATCAACCTATTTACAATGAAATTAAAAAGCGTAAGCAAAATTTATCTGATGTAGTAACTGTAACAATTCCAGGTAAAACAACTGGAGTTCAGAATTATGGGTTTGAGGAGAGGAATCTTAGGATTGCTTTAGATGATCATAAAGTTGAATTACAGGTAATTACAAATGAGAGTGGAACTGTAACGTTTACTCAAACTAATACTAATGATGTCGTTCAGGCAACATTTGCAGGTAAAATTGGAAGACCTGTTGCTTTAGATTTAGAAAATCACAACGCTTATTTGCTTACGGGATTACCTTTGTCGGATGAAACAAAACAGTTAGTAATTGACTTGTTTAATCTTTACATCATTCAGAAAGAGCGTCTTGGAACTGGAAGAGCTGATACTGCTTTAAAAAATAAAGAAGGAGTTCCAATTGGAGTTGGCATTCTTGAGTATTTACAATTCCTACTTGGTAATCAATTCATTACGGATTGGAAATTCTTTACACCAAAAGGAAGATACGGAGACTTTTTATTAATTAAAGATTTACAAGGCAACTCTCAGGAAATTAAAGTCAATACAATCGTTAAAGACTCCGCAGGCAACTATGTAACAACGTTAAGCGAAGATAAAATAACGTTTAACGGACGTGAGTTTAATGGATTTGAGGATTTCATCACACAAATAATGAACGAGTGGAAGAATCCTGTTAATTCTAATAAGCTTAATCACGACTTTGATTCTGAAGAGCAGAGAAGAGTTTCTGGTTACAAACCATTATTGGTTGTTAAGTCAATAGATTTAGCCAATGCAAGTGTTGAAATTGATGATCAATACAACAGACCTTACGGCTATCACGATTACTTGTTAAACAAAGAAAACCCAAAGATAGTATTAGATATTAATCCTAATAAACAACGTGCTTATCAAGAGACAAACAACCCTAAACGTTCTATTCTTAAGTTTAATCAGAACTTAAGATTTGAGTACGATAGGATTGATGAGGTTAAAACAAATGAAGATACTACTGTCGAAGAATTTGCTGGAAACCGTCGTGCAACACATCTTGTAACAACAGAGGAAGACATTGCAGAAAGACGGTTATGGTTTGTAAAAACTTATCCTACTGTTCCTTTAGGAGTTATTGAGGGTTTAATTGATGGTAACAATTGGGGACAGTTTAAAAATGGTGCAGTCGTAGTTTCTAGACATGCAGAAGTTGGGACTGTTTATCATGAGGCTTGGCACGTAGTCACACATCTTTATTTAACGCCTGAGCAAATTCAAAAGCTTTACGACGAGTACGCTGAGAAGAACAATATTGTTAAGGAAGCGTGGTTTACTGAAGATGGGCGATTAACTCAAGCTGGAGTAAAGATTGAAGAGGCTTTGGCTGATGAATTTATGGATTACAAATTGGGTAAGCCTAGCGGTTTGCTTAAGAGCCGTAAACAGCAATCATTCTTTCATGAACTCTGGGATTTTATTAAAAAGTTCTTAGGATTTAAGCAAGATGAAATTGCAGACATTTTTAGGAAAATTGACAAAGGGTATTATGCCAACAAGAAACAAGTCATAGGTATTGCAGGGAAAAGTAATAGGGTTAATAAAGGATTAGGTTTAACAGAGGCGCAAGCAATTCAGTTAAATCGTTCTTTAACTTCAATTGTAATGTCTTTCATCTTTGATCCAGCATTTCCTCAAAGAGTTTCTTCTTTATTTTCAGCAGAACCTAATCCAGAAGTATTAAAAGGTGCTTACGATTATGCTAAGAAATACATTAAGAGTGTTGCAGACAAGAACCCAAATGTCTCTGTAGTTCTTAATGAAATCTTAACAGAAGAGAAATTCAAAATTGCGAGAGAAGAACATGCGAAGTTCTTAGAGAAGACTTTAGGATTAGAAGTTACAAATGAGGAGTCTGAAACTCAGAATGATAAGATGCAATTAACTAAAGAAAGTGGTCTTAAAAAGTCATTCAAAGATAGTATTCCTCGTAACATGAAACTATTGTTAAGCAGCCTTACATCTTTGCAGAAGAACGCTGATGGTCAGTTGGCTGTGAAACCTAATGATTTAAGCTTACCAGAAGTAATGGACTTTGGTCTGTTATTCAATGTCTTAGGCAATAAACTCGCTGGGTCTGATAGTTTGGAGATGATGGTTGAGCGCTTACAGGATCCAAAGTTAATGGAAAGCTATCCTGAGGTTGATAGGCTACTTAAGCGTTTAGCATTAGTTAGTGGAAGTGTTCCTACAGATGCTACAATGCAGTTACAGGAAGAATTCTTCCAAGCATTCTCTCGTAATTATTACGAATACCAGATGGACATTATCAACAAAGGAACTGATATTGTTTCGTTTGATGCTACTGCTAACAAGATTGCTCAGAGAACAAAGGATGCTTGGTCTAACAACATCGGCAAAATAAAGGCAGACTTCGATAAATTTTACACAAAGCCAAACGAAGAAGGTGAATCTTTTTATGATTCTAAAGCCTTCCTTAAAGCTTTTCCTGTAATAACTAAGGAAAATGTATTTGAGTTTTTAAGTAAGATTGGAATTACTTACAGCGATGATAACAAGAATGTTCTAAAACTTCTGAATGAAAAGCCTGGAGATTTTGCTTATTTTTTAAAGCAAGTTACAGCAATTCACAATCAGATTATTAAAGGTAAGGAAGGCAAGTACCCCGTAATCTTTGATAAGATGCTTGATACCAAGACATTTAAGATGTCTGGTAATATTAACTACTTGGCTAATCTTGAGGTTGAAAGTAATCCAGACTTCATTGAGAATTCTCACTTTGATATTAATGGCGAGAACAAATACAATCTTGGTTACAATTCATTTCAATCATTGATTGTTAACTCATTTAACAACGTTGACAATCGTGATCAACTTTTAATAAAGTGTCCGTTCTTAAATTCAGATGACGCCGCTTACTTACGTAACTCGTTGTTACTTAAGGTTGATGGAGTTCTATTTGACAAAAATGGAAACAAACGTTTTACAGAAATTAAATTGACTTTCGACGAAGGTTCTAAGGAAGGAACGTCTAATGAAACAGAGGAATTTGTTGCATTAAAATCACCTGATAAATTACGTAAGCGTTTGAATTCATTCTTCGACGACGGCAACTATTATGTCTTAAGACCGGGTGATAATGAATTAGAGAGAATGATTAATATTGGCTTTTCGTTGATTGCAGATGAAGCATTTGTCAATGGAACTTACGATGATCATTTCTACGGTTATCTTACAGATGAATTGAACCGTATTGTTGAGTACAAGTTTGATCGTCCTGAAACTATTCATCGTAACACTAAGTTGTACGACGGAGTTTTCATCTCCTTGATTTCAGAAGGCAAAGGTTCATTAGCTGCAGACCTTAGAGCATTACTAGAAACGCTTAAGAACACTGATGATAAAGAAGAATCGCAGTCTTTGATTGATGCATTTGTTGGTAACACAACAAATAAAGAATTATTTGGTAAAGATATTCGTAAGTTCTTAGGGACAGAGGTTAACGTTCTTTATGAGAACATGCTTAAGAACAGTCTTATTGTTAAGAATGAAAACGGTTCTCTTAAGGCTTACGGAATTTCCATTGCTGATGAGAACGTACTTAATAACGAAGAAAGTTTTAAACAGCATTTGTTAAAGTTTGTCACAAACGATAAAACATGGGTAATAGAACAGACTAAGTTATTTATTGGAGACCCAATTCAATTTAAATCCTTAGAAGACCAATTTAAGCGTCATTCTTCCTTAGTCTCTACGAAGAGAACAATGAATGATGATCAGCACATTAAGCGTTGGATGGATAGAAACATGCAACGTGAGGACGGGAGAACTCATGAGGCGTCAGAATATGCACATCAAGGAACTATTCTTACAGCAACCTTTGAAGACCAATTAGAAGGCTTAAAAGATGAGGCTTTGAAAGCCATTAAGGATGTCTTAGGTCCAAAATCAGATGCCTACAAGAAGCTTAATAAAGCTGATGCTCAGGGAATGATTACTTTAGATGAGTTTCGTTGGATGATGTTTAAGAGTGGTCAATGGTCGTTTGGCAAGAATTCAATGGAGGAATTGTACCAATGGGAAATACAGACTGCTAAAGGTGAAACTAAACCTAGGAATAAAGACATCGACGGAAAGTATTACTTTATTGAGAAGCAACCAAAACTTAAGTTTAAACCGCAGAAATTGCAGTACTATGGCCCATTAGCGGAAACTGGTTACACCAACATCATTTTTAAGCTCTCTGTTTATCCTTTGACTCCAAGTCTCTGCGCTCAATTTCCTAAATTAAAGAAATTGAATGAGACGTTGATGTCTAAAAAAATAGGGATTGCAACGTTTGAAAGCGGTAATAAAATTGGTTACAAAATTAAAGACGGAAAAGCAAATTCGTTAGATTCGTCTGACTTAATGACCCAAAACACCTATTCCAAATATTGGGGTATTCAGGTTGATAGCACGGCAAAAGAAAAGTTAAGAGTTGTAAGCGGAACTCAGATGATGAAGCAGGTTATTGCGAATCTTTACGATTCAGGCAACCCTTTACACAAAGATTTTGAGACCTTACGGAATGAATACATCGAGCTTAATAAACAACGTATTGAGAATGGGAAGATAAACTTAAGGAATAAACTTGGACTTAAGCTTGAAGGCGATAACTATGTCGTTGAGGACATTGAGAAGTTTAAAAAGACTTTGATTGATGAAGCAGAGAAGCGTGGTTTCTCTGATAATATTATTGACGGTCTGTCAATGATTACATCTGACAACGGTATTGATACCCTTGTAAATAGGGAGTCAGTTGAAAATGTCTTATTTTCCATTGCAGACCATTTAGTTATTTCGCAAAAACGTTTTGGTAATTTTGCAGTGCAGGCTTCCAGTGTACTTATTGATGAGTCGTTGAAGTTCTACAAGGCTGGTAAAGAGAGTGTTCTTGGAAATGAACAAACGCTAGCTGCTGAGATTATGATTTCCACATTATTCAAAGAGTTTCCTAATCTCACTGTTGAAGACATTGAAAAATTACCAAACGGCAAGAAATTGTTAAGAATAGTTGGCTTTAGGATTCCTACGCAGTCAACAGGTTCTATTGATGTAGTTGATGTTAAGAAATTCTTACCTCCGTCAATGAACGATATGGCTGTAATGTACAAGGAGATTGTTGCAAAGCAAGGCGGTGACTTTGACTTTGATAAGTTTAACATGTACTTCTCCAATTACTACGTGTCTCCAAATGGTCCAACTTACATTGAATTTGGAAACGAAAGCAAATTACAAAAAGATTACGAGCATTATCTTAAAAATAAACGTAAGTCTAAAGACCAAAGATTGGCTGAAGCTCTAGTTGAAGGGTTTGAGGATGAGGGGGCTATGGCTTATGATGAATACAAACAAAAAGCTATTGAAAATCGTGTTAAAGAAATTCAGCAAGATATCTTATTACACTCTGCAAATCTAAAAAATCTGATTTCTCCTGTTGATTCAAAGAACTTAAAAGCATCGGCTGCAAGAGTTACTTGGATTGTTGAAGGAAAACCAGACTTAAAAGGTAAATCTGTTGAAGTGTGGTACGAAAAACACATTGAGAAAGCACCATTACATGAATTATTATCTTCAAAATTTAACGACGGTATTGCAGACAGATTTTTAAGTGGTAATGCTGCTATTGGGATTGGAGCACTTCATGCGACCTTTGCAATCTTATGTCAACATCATGAAGTTGAATTTGTGCAGGAATCAATTAATCTGTTGCACAATCAATCAGACACAGGAGTAAATATTGGTGCCTCTAAGAACGTAATTGACCAAAACATCTCAGACTTATTTAATGAGTGGTTAACAGTTTTTGTTGATGCTCCTAAGGAACCTCACATGAGTAACTTAGGAGTTACAATGCAGAATGTTAATACAGCGTTGTATTTAACGTTGGCTGGAGTAGAACCGACAACGATTGGAATGTTTCTTAATCAGCCTATTATCAGGAAATATCTTGAGGCTCAAGAAGTTCAGGAGTCGATGGTTGCTGAGGAGAATAACTTCGCTAAAACAAAGTCTCCAGCTAAGAAACGCCAACTCTTAATTTCAAACGTTAAATTAGCATTTCAAAGTGGTGTTGCAATAACTAAGAAACAGCGTGAAGACTATGAAGCAAAAACGTTTACTCTCGATGAACTTGAGGAGAACATTCTTAATAAAGAAAAGAATGTTGAGTTTGTCTTACAGCAAAATCAGTTATTAGATGACTTCCTTGCTTACCAACAGGCTGCACGAAAAATATCTAAAGCGATGAACGCCATTAATATGGACACCAATGGTGCTGGAAAGAATGTGAGTGAGCTTTTGATAAAACTGCACAATGCTGAGACATTGGTTAAAGAAGAACACCTTGAATCTGAAGAGAGTTACATTAAGGGCTTTTCTGACATTCTGGGAGCGACTGTTGAGGATGGCAACGTAGTACCAGCGGCTGATAAATCATCGTTCCTGAAGCCTTATTTCGAGGCTGTGCATGATTTTAAACGTTACTTTGAACCTTTTGTTAGAATTCTTAGAGATAAGGAAATGTTAAAGGGGTTAAACAAGTGGATTGAGATTCTGTCTGGAGAAGGTGTTAGTCAGGAGAGGATAATAAGAGTCTTAGATGATTACAAAAAAGACCTCTTTAGCTACCTCGTAACAACGTCTAAATTCTCTGTCAACGGAGTCGAGTTTGACATTGAGAATGAAAGAGAACGTCTGTTTTACCACTCTGAAAACAACATTGCTAAGACTCTTTTAAGATTAAAGAAGAAGTACCCAGACAATCGACTTCTTAAGAGGTTGTACCCAATTTTCCCAGGTAATCGTAAATTCTACTACAGTTCCAAGATTGCTAAGGGTTATGGCCTCAACTTCTACTCTGTTAAGGATGGTATTGAGCAAGATGCTTTAGTTGATGATTGGAGACAGTTAATGGAAAATGGTAACGACGGTTATGATTTAATTAAAGCATGTATTGCACAGACAGGGTTGAAAAACAGTCCGTTAGCATTCTGGCAATTAATTCCTGCAGAAATCTTCAATGAAATTATGTCTGCTGTACTTGTTAAAGATGATGTAACAATTGCGAATGGTAATAAATACAGGAGTAATTACGACGATCAATTCTCATTGCAGAATCATAAAAATAAAGACATTGTTAAAACAAAGAGCGACCTTAAAAGAATATATCATAATCATACTCAAGCCAATGAAGAGACTGGAATTGTTCCAAACATTCCAATTCCAAAAATGGCTGAAACATCAGTAAGAATTATTGAAGGGCCTAAATTAGAGAAGACTTTCAAGAATGTTAGTCGAAGATTTGTAGCGATTATTGATTACAGAGAGAGGAGAGCATTACAGAAATGGTATTCAGATCCAGTATTACCTGAGGATGAAGATGTTGTAATTGAAAACGAGGAAAGTGTAGTTGATAACGCAGAAATTGATAGGAAATCGACTGAAACTGTTGTACCTTTGCAAAATGAAGAAACAACAAAGAGTGAAAATTTAGGAATGTCTGTAGGAGAATTTATGAAGACATTGTCTAAAGACGAAAGAGAACAACTTAGGAGCATGGTAAATAATGATGAAATTGAATTTAACTGTAAGTAATCATGGCGGTCTGTAAAATTACAAAAACATCTAATAAAGAATTAGAAGGTTTAATTGATGAGCTTGGTCAGACTGAGGGGCTTAAAGCTTTTCTTTCTGTTGAATTTTCTGCAATACCAATTAAGGGTAATGAGTCTTTGTACGAACGTTCAAGATTACTTAAAACTAATGGAGAACCACGTAATTTTAGTTTTGAAGATGCTCAAAGAATTTCTGCCACATTACGAGAAAATCATCCAGAATACAAAATTAAAGTTTCTAAAAGCTTTAAAGGGTGGCAGATACAGTTTGGAGAAAAAAACAATTTATTTGCTCAGGAACAACTTACATCAAACGAATCTGATAAGATTTCATCTTTAGAGAATAAGTTATTAACGTTTCTATCTCGAATTGGAATTACAGTCAATTCTGTTAAGAAACTTAAAGCCAAAGATAAAGATGGTAATGAATTAGATGCTATTGCTGTAGCTAGAATTATGCAACGAGTGATTGATGTTGTTGAAGGAAAAGCTAAAGCTGATACTCTTGGTGAAGAAACAGCACACTTTTTAGTTGAATTGCTTGGAGATCATCCTTTAGTTCAAGCGATGTTACGTGAAATTACTGGCTATGATGTTTACGCTGAGGTCGTTGCGGAGTATTCTGGAATTGAAGGATATGACGATTTAGCTTTAAGAAAAGAAGCTGTAGGGAAATTGATTGCTAAGATTTTAGTAGCTAAAGAACGTGGAGAAGTATTGCCTCAAAGAGCAATGGCTTGGTGGGAATTGTTGTGGAATTGGATTAAACAGAAGTTCTCACGCATTTCTTCTAGCGAAATGAAAGAAGCTTTGAGTCCGTTTGAAGTAGCTGCAGAACGCATCTTAACAGGTAATACGTCTGATTTAAGTTGGGAAAATATTGGCGAGAATACCCCAATAGAACTGTTCCAAATACCTCAAAGCGTTATTGACTACAAAAAGAAAGTCTTAGAAAAGCTTAATGAGAAATTAGTGTCGTTGGATTTAAAGACTCAATCATACGTTCGTGCCTCAGATAACAAGAAAGTTATGAAGCGTGTGACTGATAATATTAAAAATTATTATCGCTTTTTATTTAGATCGAATGATCTTACGGATGAGGGTACTTTACAATACGCTCATGCTGGAATTGTAATACACAAAGTATTTGAGGTAACGATTGGTAAAAATACCAGAAAAGAAATATTTAAATACAGTGATGTTATTGAAGAAGTTGAGAAGCAATTGCGTGAAATTGAGGAATTTAAAGATAAACCTGAAGGATATTTTGCGGGGATCGTTAGTTTAGAGAGCTTCCAGAAAGTAATAAAACCAACGATTAAAGGAATTGTAACGCAGGTTAATGAAGTTGAGGAGAGAATTGCTAAGACTCAAGGACTTACGGAGGAAGAGCGTCTAGAAAACAAGCCCACTTATCTAACAGAAGTGTCGTTGTACGATGCTAAAGAAGATATTGCAGGAACGGTTGACTTAATTGTTGTTCATTCAAATGGTGCAGTTTCAATTTTTGACTGGAAATCCTTAGCGTTTGACACTGTTGGCAATAAGACAGCTAAAGAAGTACCTTGGTACAAAAGAGGTGCTTGGGAACAGCAATTAGCTGCTTACAAGAATATGCTTAAAGAGCAGTACGGAATTACAGAATTTGCTTTAAGCAGAGTTATTCCAATCAATGTTCAATTCTGGAAAGCAGGGAAGCTTGAAGGTCAAGTGAGTAAATTACAGTCTGGTTTTAGCACTGTTGACCCAAACTTACAGCCTGTACCACATGTCACAGAAAGAACTGATGATAAGAGGATTAACGCTCAACTTGAGAAATTAGAAGCTCAACGTAAGACTTTGTTAGATGCTCACTTAACTAACAGAAAGGATAAGAAAATCCTTGAAGCATTAGACAGAGTTGATGCAACAATCAGGGCATTACAACTGAATAAGGACATTGATTTTGTTGCGGAGCAGATTAGTAACATTAATGTTAAGATTAAGAAAGCTGAGCATGAGATTGAATCGGTTGACGCTGAAGGTAAACCTAATCCTAATTACATTGGAATTCATCAACTTAACGAGTACCGTGAGTATTTAGATTTGTTGGATGAGTTTGCAACGATTGGAGTTGAAAGCACAGAGGATCCAGTTATTAAAGCTAAATACAAAGCTTTGAGTTATGATAGGACTGAATCATTAGGAATCATAAGAGTTAAGGTTCACGACGCAATTCTGGCTGCAACTGGGATTGACATTAATAAGCCTGCTAAAGAGGCAACTTTCTTAGGTAAGATTTTTAATCGTGTTTCTCAGTACGATAATCCTTTCCTAAAAGCTATGAGCAAACTCATCAGAGGTAACTATGATGCATCTCAAGAGTCTTCTGAGAAAGTTCATGCAAAACTTGAAGAATTAGATGCAAAACTGGAAGAATGGGGTAAAGCTAACGGAATGAGTAAGTTTGAAACATTCAAGTTATTCTACAATGAAGAAACTGGAATGCTTCATAGGCGTCTTAGTAAGAAGTATTATGAAGATTTAGAAACGGCTAAAAAGAAGAATGATTCTGCTTGGCTCATTAAAAACACTCAGGTAGGACGTTTCTCAGAGTCGGCTGACAGTGATAACACTTACTTAGATTATGTGGGGGAGGCTAAAGTTAAGTTTGAAGATGCACGTAGGAAGAAAGAGGAAGACTTACACAAATCTTATGATGGATTTGGTAAAGAGGGAGAAAGGAAGATTGCTGGATTTATGAGAACGTTTGATAAGAAACACAATATTAAAAATCATCCAGATGCTGCTTACAATCCTGATAATTACTTTGTTAGAATACGTCCGGAAAACAATGATTACAACACACAGGAATGGACGTTCATAAACAAACACGAAGCTCTTAAAAATTATTATGATTACCACACAGAGTTAATGGAAGAGTTGAACACCTTAGTTGATGTTCACATTGATCAGCATTTTGTAGCAAACATTCAGAAAACTCTGATTGACAATGTTGCTCAAGGAGGGGGGTTTATTCCTAAGAACATGTTGTCGTCTTTATTGCAAACATTGCAGGTTCATGATGATGATAAATATCGTGGAGTATTGGGGAATGACAAAGACAATAAAAAAATACCTTTGATGTATTTCCACCCAATTCGTGAGGCTCTTAACTCAAAAGAGAAAGAGGAAGCTAAAGACTACATTCGAGGTCAAAAAAATAAAGACGGGTCGGTAAGATTTACTGAAGGGACGGCTGCGTTTGATGAGGCATTGGCAGACAGAATAAAGAACGACGAATACAAAAAAGGACGTAAGAATAAGAGTATTGACTTAAGTAAGACAACATTGCTGTTTGCTCACTCTGTTTACACACACAGTTCATTTGCAAATACTGAGGATTTAATTAAAGCGATGAAGGCTTTAATGGCTGGGAACAAACAGAAACAGCTGGAAACGACTAAGGAGGGGAAATTAAAGGAAAACATCTTCACGAAGAAGGTTTCAGAAGTAATGGGAATTCCTAAGGGTGATGTAGAATCATTTGATAAGTTTATGGATTTGTATTGGTACGGAATTTCAGGAGGTAACTGGGAAAAGACTGTTGAACTATTTGGACGACAGATTTCACTTAATAAAGCGTCTCAACAGTTGATGCGCTACATCTCATTTAAAGCCTTAGGTTTAGCGCCATTGTTAGCTATCGGTAACTTAGTTGGAGCGGAATCAATGGCTTTCCTTAAAGCTACAGAGGGAATTCATTTTAAGACGTCAAATTTAGTGAACGCTATTAGAAGAATTACAACACGAGATGCAAAATACGTTGCATTTGCGGGATTCTTTGATCCTCATGCACCTAATATGACTTTAGAAGATGCGCGTAAGTTGTCAGCTTCACAACTATCTAAATGGGCTACTTCTGATAACATGTTTATTCTTCACCGTTCTGGCGATCAATTAGTTGATAAGCATGTACTAATGGCTATGGCTGAAAACTACGGATTTGATCCTTCAGACGGTAAGATAAAATTACTTACAAAAATTGCAGATAAATCTGTTAAGTCTTTAATTGAGTCTGCTGTGTTAACTGATAAAGGTTTGGAAATACCCGGATTTACAGACAGATTTAAGGAAGAACAAATTAAGCAGGAGTTTAGAGATTTTAAATTCAAGGTTAAGAATCAGCTTAATTTAATCAAAGGTTCTATTCCAGTTGAAGATAGAGACTTAAGTAATAGCACATTACTGCTATCGTCTGTAATGATGTTTAAGCACTGGATGCCGGGGTTAATTAGAGCACATTACAAGGACTTTAAGATTGATGATGAAGGTGAGGCTGATGTTGGACGTTTTTCTGTAATGATTGGTGAGTTCACGGCTAAGGGATTCTTACCAAAAATGGCTGCGTTTAAAGACCTGTTATTGGAAGTAAGCTTATGTGGATTTTACAAAGGGAATGTTAACGAAGCAGTTACAGAAAGTTATTACAAGAAATACATTGATGAGTTTAGACTTTCAAAAGATCCAAAAGCAGATAACTTTCTGTCTTATGATGATTTTAAAGCCTTAAGATTAGCAAAATTTAGAGCATCAGCAGCTGAGATACGGTTGTGGATTGTATTTATGATGATGGTTATGGGTGCTAGAGGAATGATTCCAGACGACAAAGAAGACAACACTAGAAAACCAGCGTTAATTCTTTACAGAGCGTTAAATCGGTCGTTGTTAGAAGTCTCCTTCTTTATTGACCCATCATCCATGATGCAGGTGACATCAAATCTAATGCCTCAGATTCGTATTATTACTGATGTTATGAAGCTTACTAAAAACACTGCCTTAGTTGGCTATGATTTAGTTACCGGGAATAAGCCTAAAAAAAGTCAGAAAACACGTCGTCCATTCTACTATTCAAGTACTATGGTTCCAGGTCTTAATAAGGGAATAGACTTTTGGGATGCTTGGGATACTTATGTACCTAATGGTTTCTGGAAGAGATAAAACCGAGGTCAAATTTTTTAGAAAAGGGGTTAGCTATTAAACTAACCCCTTTTTGTTTTACTCTCTCATTCCCATAAAATTTCCATTGCATCGTCATACCCTTCCCAATTATCAACTCCAGCACTTTCTAAAGCCGTTAGCTTTTCATTGTCCGCAATTAGTTGATAATATTCTGATGCTCTAATTGTAATCATTTCATTCTCTTCCATTTTATTACTCTCCGTATTTAAGTAAGAACTCTGGTGAAACACATTTAAATGAAATTCTATTTCCTTGAAATTTTCCTGTAAAAACATCGTCGTAAATATCAACACAAGGACGAATTACAATTCCTTCTCTTAAAGCGTCAGCATTTAGTTTACTCTTGTCTGTGCTTAACTTAACGTAGTATTCCACATCAGAGTTTAAAGAAATTTTTGAGATGAACGGAACTGACTTAAGTTTAAGTTCAATTAAAAGCTGAGTTAATTCGTCGTAAGATAAGTACCGTCTGTTCTTAATGTCAAATCCATTAAAGAAATAAACATCATGTTCTTCAAGTTTGTATTTATTCTTCTGAATTCCAGGACCAATTAACTCTCCTTGTAAAGCGATATTATCTGGTAATATTTCATTAAGATTGTACTTTCTCACAACCTGCCACCAGTTACTATCATCCTCATCTTCTAATTCAAGATTTCTCGAACAAACTCCAAATTTACCATTCACTTTAAAAACAGACATTGATGAACCATCAAGTTTTTCTGTAACATTACATTCAATTCCTTCATGTTTCTTTAAGTAAGAGCCTAAAACCTGCACCCTTGTTTCATCAGTTTTAGGAAAATAAGAAGGCCATATTTTCTGTTTCTTAACTTGCTTTGGTAAAATCTTTGTTATCAGCCTTGCTAGTAGTGGAAAGTTTTTTAAACGACGTCTTAAGAAAATTGGAAACCATGAAGGATAAATAAACTTGTCTTTTTGTTTAGTTGAAGAGATGTATTCAGCAGGTTCCCATTTAACTATTCCAAGTACGTCTGTTACATCTGTTCCAACAGACAACGGTTGAATGAGTTTTCGACTCCTGCCTAATACGTATTCCGGAGGCAGTATTGACATTTGAAAACAAATGCCTTGTGAAATCTGACCTTTAAGTCTTATTGTTTTAATTCTGTATTTCTTATCTCTAAGAAACTCAAATTTCTCCGTTTCTGGTAAAACAGAATCAATCTCACAATAAACGCATTTATCTCCTACTTCAAAATCACCTTTCTTTACTACAACCTTCCAACCCAAGACAGACGCAACTAAAATTGAATCTGCACCAGGAATTGGGTTTAATTCTTCTATTATTTGAATTGTTGCTAAGTTTCTCGCCATTTTGACTTGTTTTTCTGACCTGTGACGCACGATCTTTTAAAAGTTGACATGTAGTGTCACTCTTAAGACCGTGTTCCACAGCGTCTTGTTTCTAACTTATTAATTCTCTTATTGCTTCAATATCCTTCTTAACTTCAGGCAGATACTGTGAATCTCTTATTGCTCTACTTGCGTGCCAAACTAACTCCTCACTGTAAGGCGGTTTTGAAATCCTCCCTATGTCACCAGCTGTTAATCCACTGTAATGATACAAAAAGTAAAACAACATGTGTCTCCTGTAAACAATCTCATCTGCTTGACTTGGGTCAAAGAAATCCTTTAATTCTTTACCAAAGTGCTTACAAATGACAATTGTTATCCTTTCGACAGACGGTAATTTTTCAAGAAATTCATTTACAGTTTCCTCTGTAGCTTTTAGTATTGCTAATTGTAGTTCTTCAGAATAGTAATCAGGTATTTTGTAAGTTACTGTTTTTGGCTTCATTTACAAAGATTCATTTTTGTTTCTTCTCTATTATGATACCTTAAATGTTGTGGGATGTCTAACTGCTGTTCTAATTCAAATAATTCATATTCTAACCTCTCTTCACATGTGTCGTAATCGCATAACATACCATCAACATGAGCACACCCCCTCTGTTTATACAAGTTACAATGTCTCACTGGATCGTTTGAAATTTTACACATTTTTGGCTTCATTTAGTAGTCTTTCTGTGAATTGTTCTATTTGATAAACACTTATGAATCTGCACTTATTCAGGAGCTGCCCCTCTTCGTCATTATCATCAACTAAATAATCAAATTTATCATCGACGTAAGACGCTTTGTGAGTGTAGTTCATAAAGTGGTAAGAGATTCCAGCCTTTTTAGCAAATTCATACAATGGCTCATTCATGTTTTTATCTGCCTTAAACCATGTGTATTTAGAAGGGTCTTCAAAACGTGTTGTTACAATTTCAACATAATGTCCATCCTTAATCCACTTTAAAGCTTCTTCTTGATTGTGTTCATACTCAAAGGAGTCATCCCAGTCAATGGCAATTCTCATACCTCAACGTTGTAAGTTCCGTTAGTTAGCTGTGTTGTAAGATTATTAGTATTATTAGTTCCGCAAGTAATCCAAGGTTGAGGATAAGTAGGATAAATAGGTAAAGGATTAGTTAGCGGACGAACCCAGATATCTTTCCAGATGTAAGGCGTCTGCCAATTGTTAATAATCGTGTTAACCTCTAAAGTAAAGTCTTCCCAAAGTCCATTTGGCAATAACTGTTCCAAAGTACTGAAAAACTCGTCAAGTTTAACTCTTGAGTCAAGCTTAATTGTTTTATTTGTTGTATCCAATTGTATTTTCATATTTCTGTTAAATTAAAACTGCTTGGATAAATCTTCATATCTTTTAAATCTAAAAATTTACTCATTATCTCAGGCTCGTAAAGATTGACTTTGATATTATGACCGTCTTTAAGTAAATAAGGATAGAAATTAGCACCAAAAGCTATTTTAGATTGATTTTCAGGCAACTGTGTTATTAGATATTTCCAATCTATTTCTTTCTTAATTGCTCTTCCTTGAACCCCATAAGGCAATAAAACAAAGTAATCAACTTTACTTTCCCAAGAATCATAAATTCTCCTGAAATCATTTATTGAATCATAATCAGAAATAATAATATGAAAATTTAACCTTACATTGTAGGTTGAGTAAAACTGTGCTGCGGACTGCCAAAAGGGTTGTAAATGTGGATGGCAACTGACGGCTACTCCTCCACAATAATTGATTGTTGCATTGATTAAATCTTTTTGTTCTTTTGTTAATTCAACAAACTGTCTTGTGTTTATTGCTCCAGACCACATCCCATTTGTTGTGTAGTTAGGACAAATATCAAGTTCTTCTTTTAAAACTCTTAACAATTCAATAAAGTCTGGATGTGAAGTAGGTTCCCCACCTCCAAGAGCAACTTGGAAAGGTCTTTCGTTTGAAGACATTGGACCAAAGAAGTTCCTCACTTTTGAAATAATATTTTTGTAGTGTTCTTCCTTAGAACTGTTCATGTAACAATAAGGACAGTTACCTTCACAATTTCCAGTTACTTTTAAATCATAAAATTCTGGGTATTTTAGTTCTAAGATTGGTTTAGAAGAGTCAATGGCAAAACGTAAAGTCTTGCCATTGCACCATATTGCTCTGTAATTTGATTCTTTTTCTATTCTTGTTTTTATCATGTTATCCCAAATGAAACCTTTCTACATCATATCCAAAAGCATCTTGAATAAAATCAAACATCCAATATGGAATGCTATTATCAAAAGCTCCACGAATAATTATTCCTTCATTCCTATTTGAATGATAATAAGTTTCGAACCCATTTAATGCTTTAGAAGGTTCTCCTAGATAAGGTTCGTCAAATACTTCATTAAATGTGTAAGATGTGTTGTGTATTTTATTATGTAGGCTTATTGCTTCAGATAATATTTCTCTAACTAGTTCTACAGATTTGTCTTTACCTAAAACAAATAATTCTGTGCTGCTATTAGTAATTACATCAATAAAGGAATGTGGTTGGATTACAAAAAATGTATTCTTCTTATCCGTCTCTAGTCGCTTCATGGTCTGTAGAATAAAGATAACTTAAAAGCTTATTTGCTAATTCTGAATGTATTTCATTTTTAGCTCTTAAACAAAGAGTTGATGAAGGAGAATAATAATCACAACAACTAGTATCTTCTTCAGCTTTCTTCATCCATTCTGGTTTTACTGTTTTTCCAGTTAAAATATCATCAATAAGTTGTTTTAAATCTGTTCCTTCTGGGAATTCTTCAAATTCACTATAAACATAATTTTCTTCTGCAAAAACCCCAGCGTAAAACAAATCATCAAACGTTTCTGTCCTACTAAAAGTTTTAAGCATTTCATTTACTAATTCTTTAACAGCCTGTAATGAACCTTCAGAATAAGTAAAAATAACAGTTGATGAATTAGTAATCAAATCAACTGAACTGTGTAATTTAATTTTAATTGTTTCCATTTTTATTTACCATTTTATCTGAGCATCAGCTCCATTCATTTGTAATAATAGTTTATTTGCTTGTGTAAAGTGCTTACAACCAGTGAATAAGTCTTTTCCGTAACATCCCGAAGCTGGGTGGCCTGCTTCAAGAATGTGATGTGCTGTTTCACTTATCAATGGTTTGTAAGCTTTAGCTTTATTTCCCCAGAGCATCCAGATTAATCCTGAATGCCCCTCATTTAAAGCTGTTATTACAGCTCGTGTGAAGAAAGTCCATTGTTCGAGATGACTTTCTGGACTTTTCTCTCTGACTGTTAAAGCTGTATTCAATAGTAGTACTCCCTGATGTGCCCAATTAAGTAAATCTGGCTGCAAGAAATGTTCAAAATCAAATCCTCCGTAACAATCATCCTCAACTTCAGCCTCAATTGCTTTTAAAGATGGTTGTGGGATTATTGTGTCTTTAGGATTAGCAAAAGCTAACCCAGTCGCGGAATCAGCGTTAGAGTAGGGGTCCATCCCCACGATTACACACTTTACAGAATCAAAAGGAGTTTCAATAAATGCTTTAAACACATCTTCTTTTGCTGGGTAAACATTAAACTTACTCCTTTCTGAAGCAATGAATGTCCCCAGAGCGCCAAACTCCGGGGACATCACAGTGTTCCTTAAACGTTTAAACCATTCTTCACCAAATAATCTTCTCCCAATTTCTTCCGTCATTTCTTTTTATTCTCCTCCCAATGCTCGTTTCCTTCAGCACATTTTTTACAGAGTGTTGTTATCCATCCTTTAGTCTGTCCGATATTCTCTTTTGAACCACACTTCTCACATGTTTCGTAAGATTCTCTTTCTGCATCGTCAATTAAATCATGTTGATAATCATCAGCCCCATTAACATAAAATCTTAATCCTCCAAACTTTTCCTTAACTTGACACGCAACTACTTGCGGATGTTTTTCAGGATTTTCGTCCGTGTGTTTTTGTAACTTGTTACAAAGTTCATCAATGATTTGGAACCACCCGTCATCATGCTCGAAACCCCAACACATTGCAGTTGAGATCATTGGAGCATGTCTGTCTCGAAATATCTTAGGATACTTCTCACAGAGTTTATTGTCTAATTCTTCTGTCATATTTCGATTATTTCTTTATTATCGGGTTTATCGTAAAGTTCAACATCTTCAGGAATAGTTACATCTAAATCTAATTCTAACTGTTTTCTTCTCTCATCTGCTTTAAATAGGATCTTTCCTATTAAAGTATCTTTAGTAATGTTGTGAAATCGTAGTATTTTTTCTTTGTATTTCTCTGGCATCTTAGAATATTGACCATTTTTGAATAAGTCAATTATGTCAGAGTACTCTTCAGGAACGTTGTATTCAACCATTACCAACTGCTTATCTTTGTCTAATAGCCGACTGAAAAGTGGGTATTTCAACATTGAATGTTCAAACTGTTTGTAATCGTCAGTATTAAAGAACCTGTAGAGTATTATTATTTTGTTGTTTGTTGTTATAAATGTGTTAACAAAGTACTGCTGCCATTTAAAAACTCCACGACTATCACCAATCATAGGTGTTATGAAAAATGAACTTTTAGTTCTAGGCATTGTGTGCGCTTGAAAACAAGTATCATTTATTTGGTCAATTTCAGAAATAATGTAAGTGTGTAACATCTCATTTACTGTTACAAATACTTTATTGTATTCTTGTAACGAAATGAAAGGAATACCGCTTACGTTTATTTGAGATATTTTCTTCTTATCACGGATTATTTCTAAAGGAAAAGCATCAAACGTAAGTCTTATTGACCTTCCATCTAATACTTCTATCAGTACTCTGTTATCAGCATTCAGGTGTACTATTTCCTTTGTTATCATTATTATTTAATGATTTTAGTTTATCTGCCCATTCTGATACACAGTGTTGGCAGATTGAGATTTTTACTGGTTTGTTTATTGTAGCAGTTACTGATGGAATTTGAATCTTAATTAACATTCTAAAACTATGGTCATACCTATCAAGATTCAAATAATGCTCAGTTCTTCCTAGTGGCTTTTTACAAATTCTGCACTTCCTGGTTTTACCGTAATTTCTAGATTTGTCAATCCATGTTTTTCCATCAAGCCAATCTTCAATAAAACCTTTCCCATTAGCTTTAAAGTAAGCTGATTGATTTGTAGCCTTTGGAGTAGAAGTCAACTGGGTAGTCGTATTTGTCGTTCTGCTCATGCCATTTAAATTCTTCTATTAGTTCGTAAACTCCTTTGATTATGTGACCATTTCTTAATTGTCCTCCCATCATTGATAATGAGTGTAATTGATCTTCTACTCGCCAAATAAATGGCTCTTCCCAATCGTTAATTACGATGAAATCAAATGGTAAGACTTTGTAGTCAGGATACAGCGTCTGCAAACCTGCTCTGTAAAGGGCTGCCTGTAAGTAATAACGCCATTTAATGAATTCCCTCTCAAACGACAATGTTGATTCAGAAGACGTTTTTAAATCCCAAGGTTTGATTGTTCTGGCTAAGTTATTAAAAATAACGCCATCAAGTAATCCTTTACACTTCGTTCCTTCCAATTCAAAATAAATCTCCTTTTGGAATTCTCCACTAGGTGCAAAATAGGGCCATGTAAATTCGTTATTTAATAAACGTGATTGGTAGTTAATCGCGCGATTAAAGTCGTCGTTTGTAATGATTATTTTATCTCCGGCTTTAGCTATTTCGTGTAGAAACGCATCACATTCCTCGTGAAATTTTCTTAAAGCTGTTGCATTAAGAAGAGATTTATTATAACCAGACACTTCACGCGCTTTAAGGATTATTTTATCATGATCATTCAGAGTGTAATCAGCTGGTAACTCATAATTAAGATAGGCATCAAGCCACTTCAACATCTCACCACCAGGTCTTTTAATTACTGTCTGATAAAACTTCTCATCAAATTCATCTGCTGAAAACATCAAACAATCAACTAATGAGCCAAAACTCAAAGCTGATGATTCTTCTTTTTCTGTAGCGATTAGATTTCTTGGATGTACTGAGAGTTTTGATAAGCGCGAGTAACTTAGTCCTTTAGCATTTTTGTATTCTTCAAATTTAGTCATAAATAATTAGATTTTTTAATGTTTTTATCTTTTCACGAAACTTGTAACCCTCCTCAACTCTGTTAGATTTCCACCCATGAACTCTAGCCATTCCTGCTAATTCAGTCAGTTCATCTCCTAAAAGTTTAATGTAATTATCATAAGTCTCAATTAATTCATCCATTGCATCTGTCATCATACTTTATCATTTTGAATTAATATTGATTGTTCTTCTTTCCATTTATCTTCAGCCAAAATACGGTATTTTTCTCTGGTTTTAGTTGACCAACGATTTTTTCGATTCTTTTTTAGAACCTCTCTACGTTTAGTAGCGTGAATAATATTGAATGTTAATTTTCTAAAAGCTTTAACTCCAGCTGTACCAGTGTAAATAACGTATTGTCTAAGAGTAATATTTCCATTTTGTAAAAATTGTTGAACAATATCTGAAGTATTTACCATTCCGCTACCATCAATTTTTGTAATTAGTTCTGTGTTGTCTGCTCATTAATAAAAAAGACAGGAGTTCATAAACTTAGAAATCCTGTCAGAAAGACTTGTCATTACGACATTAAACTAACCCTTCAACCTTGTTATCAATCAATGCTAATCCCGGCGTAGTTGTTCCAGCTATTGCTATGAAGTCTAAAACAGATTGAACTTTGTCTTCCTCTTCAATCTGTTCAGTTAACATTGGTAGTAAAAACGCCGAAGTGATAAAATCAGACTCACGCATTGCGAGTTCGTAAAGAGAGCCTAACGCCTTAGAAGTCTTAACTTCAGTTTCCATTGTTTTTGTAAATAGGTCAAGAATTCCTGTGAATTCACACTGAGGTTCGACTTGCGTTGTAAGTAAGAATTTCTCATTACGGTCTGCAATGTAGGTTGCGATAAGCATTTTATGCTTCATCTCATCTTCTGCTGCTTTGTAAAACCACTTAGCACAGCCTCTGTATTCTCCAGCATCACACCATGCAGCCATTTGCAGGTAAGTCCTGGCATTCTTCTCTTCGTGATTTAATTGCTCATTAAGAGCTTTAAGGATTTTCTCTGCTAACATTAAATAAACCTCCCAAATCTGTCACGTCTAGCGCTGCTTTTAGTTACAGGCTTTGCTTTTTCTGTCTTTACTGTGGTAATACTTTCAATACTTTTCTTCAAATCATTAAGACCGTCAGATAATTTTGAAATACCGCTTGTAATGTTTGTTAATGTTTCTTTGCTGATTGTTACCGTTTCTTCCTCCTTAATTTGTTCACCAATTACTAAGATGTCATCTGATTTGAAAGAATTACATCCAACAAATACCGTTTCTTTCGTTATTGTAACTTTGTATTCAAATAAATGAGTTAAAAGACTTTGAACTGGTGAGCATTCTTTTTTGTAAATTGCTGCGAATTCATCGGAAACAGGACATGCAGTAAAGGTTCTTACAGAAGAATCATAAACCCAGGAATACTTGTAACCGAATTTATCTGGTGCAGTTGAGCCATCACAATCTGCATTGTTTGTGCAAAAATAAACTCTGCCAGCTGTTACACAAATTCTTCCTTCAACATTTTGTTTACAAATCCTCCCTTCAAACTTAGTTCCGTTAAGTTCAGGATGTTTAAGCACGTTGTTAATAGACATTGTGACAAACTTCTTCTCCTTAGTCGATTCCTTCACATTTTTCAATATTGTTATCGCGTTACACAACTGAAAGAACAGTTTAAAAGGGACATTTTTATCATTAATCCTTACAGTCTTGGCTGTTTTGTCAATGTGAACAATGTAAGGACGAGCACTCTTATCAGAATGATTTTGTAATGTTAATTTTTTTTCCATTGTTAAATTGCGTTAATTTCATTAATTTCATTATCTTGTTCTTCAATCTTTTCTTTACGATTCTTTGAGAAAAATTCCACAACTTCTTTACGCATTTTAGCCCATTCTTCATCTGTTTTCGCAGCGTAAGTCGAGGAGTGATACATTGAACCATTTACCATATCTAGTGCTGAATGCACGAAATACTGTAAGCAACGAATTGCACCATTTCCACTATGGTCAAAAGCGCCAATGAACATCGGATCCACAAAGCAATTAAACGTCTCTGTTCCACTTCCTTGATAACCCTTAATGTAGGTTAATCCTCCGCAATGTAATCCTGAAACACACGACTGGCTTGAGTTGCAATTTACTTTTGCCCAATCTGAAAGTCTAATTAAACACCCAACTTTAATGAAATGCCTTTCATCGGCGTATCCATTACTTCCTTCACAGAAGAAAGCATCTCCACCTTGATGCATCATTGGTGGTTCAAACAAACGTTCTTCAGCAATTTCCGGCAATTTTGTTAAAACAATTCCTGTGTCAGGATCAATTGTCTTTTCATAACGATCAATGACAATCTTATTACCATCAGCATCAAGAGCGTATTTCGTCGTTATTTCTAATGCAGCTTTGTACGTATTTAACAACCCCTCTTGCGTAATAGAAACGTCCTTAACTGAAGCGTACTTCACCGCAACATCGTGTGACAATCCTTGTTCATCCATTAACTTTGAAACTTTATCATTGTTGACAAAGTCTGTGTTAATGTAATTTGCAAACATTTCTGAAAATTGTTCCCTGCCTTTTTTATCCTTACCTCTAAGGACGGGATTCCTTAACCAACGAGTCCACAGTTTAACCAAAGGCATGAAATCCACACCTTTCTCTGCAGATTCAATAATCCTGTCTGCAAGAGACTTAGGCATTGCAATTGACGAAGTTACTCCTTCATTTTTAAGATAGAACTTCTTTGTGTGGTTGTTAACGACAATGTAGGGGCACTTTGTTTCCACTAATTCCTTAAAAGATACGTGTGTCAACTTCTCAAACTGTTCCAAAATTGGCTTTAACTCATCAAATTTCTTCACTTTATCTGCTTTTACTTGCAGCTTTACCATCGCATCATAGCGATCTTTATCAAACGTCACTACGAATTGTTCCTTTCCGTAGGAGCCTGAAATCACGTCGTTTTCGACATTAATGTTAATTACACTCATGTTTGTTGTTTTTTAATTAGCTAATTAATTAATTCTGCAAAAGTACGAAATTTATTCCGTTTCTGCAACTTTTTCTTCTGTTTTCTTTATTGTTAATTCATCTGGAATTGAGAATTTATCCAACCCAACTTCCTGTAAAAGAACTCTTATCAATCTTTCTGCTTGAGACGTTAATGTTTTAGCCTCATCATACCTTCTTGGAACGAAGTAACTGACTTCATTAAACAACTCCTTCACTGGCTCAGAATATTCAAGCAATAAGTTGCATTGGTTTACAACAGTCATATCTAAAATAGAAGCATTTTTAACCAATTCTGTCCCAAATAACTCTTTCGACTTTTCAGCGATTGCTTTTTCATCCTCGGAATTATCTGTAACAAATAGTTGAAACTCTCCGTATTTTATCAACTGCTGTAACAACTGTGATTCAACGTCGTCATCTGTTAACTTACGTAGTTTTAACGTCTGAGTAAACTTATTTGAGTATTCAATAAGGTAATCGTAAATTTCTGCAATCCTATTGTCAATTTGTGCGTAATTCTTAAAGAAGTTAATTGATTGATTCTCTGTGATTTGTTTTGCAACAAATCTTGCCGTAAAGTATTTTTTTACATCTTCGTCCACTGTAATACAACTGTCATTAAGTTGATAAAAGAAGTTACTGATGTGTGTTCCTATTGATTTAAAATGTTTCTCATTCTTCTTTGATATCTTTACTATTCTTATTTCCTTGTTGTACCAACTTATTTGTTGCAAACCTAACGTCCTACACGCTGCCTGCAACATCTCAGAATCTTCCTGAAATCCAAAGTAAACTTTACTTTTCCACGATAAAACCGTCGATGTTTTCTCCTCAACCTTATCCCAAATCAGTTCATACCTCGTCGCGTAACTATGCGAACTTACTCTTGGAGTAAAGAAAACAATTTCTCCATTAGCTTTCCTTAATTCCTCAAGCGAGGCAGACTCTTTTGCAATGACTTCCTCAACCTTACGTTCTTCCTCCTCTGCTGTGACTTTAAAATCCTCTGGAACTTCTACTGCGTCATAATCAAGACACTCAGACGAATTTTTGATTAATTCAAGAATCCTAAGCATTTTAGCCCTTTTCTCCTCAAACTTTTCAGTTACCTCTTCTTTCAACGTCTCTGCCGTTTTCTCCAGAAGTTCATCCAGTTTCTTATCAAGGTCTTCCAATTCAAGAATGACAAAACTCCTACGATCTTCTAATTGAGTTTGTAAGATGTATTGGTCTTTAACATTAGATGCCTTATCATCAGACAATTTAAGATAAACCTTATTTCCTGCAAAATGTCCCCAACTTTCTACTACCGACCTGTCAACTTTTTTGACGTAACCTCCAGTTGATTTAACGTATTCATTTTTGTAGGTTACCTCTCTAGGATACATTCCCCAAAACATGTCTCCGGGATTCTTAAACTTAATCGTCTTATCTTCAGAGAATATCGGAATGATGTTCGACTTGTCAATCATTTGAGCTAACTCGTAAAGAGTACTCCCGCGTTGAATGTAGCCTAAGGCAGAGTTCGCTTTCTCAATCCATTTCAAAAAGTCTTTCTCTTTTAATTCCTTGTTGATAATTTCAGCTGCCTCATTGGCGACGTTTTTAGTTATCGATAAAAGATAAGCCTTAGTGTCATCATTCCAAATCACTTGTTCTCTGTTAGGCGTAACAGTAACTCCTTCGTTAATAAGGTATTCTTCTCCGCTTTCTGTTTTTCCGACAGAACGCATCTGAACTTTTAATCCTACCTGACCATAACGCTGTTCTAACTCAAGTTCTTTATAATTAATCTCATTGTAACAAATTCCTACGTTACTTGTTTTATCTTTTACAACGACTAAGTGTGGGCGAGAATAATGTGAATTGTTTGAGATTATTAAATTGTCTGAGTTGTAAAGAACACTCGCCTTAAAATAATGTTCTCTTTTATTACCCCCTTCATCAACGATGTAAAACCTCACATTTGGTAAGTAAAGTAATTGAGATTCAACGGCGTTAATGAATTTGTGTTTGTTGAGTTTCTTAACAGGGGTGATAATCTCAGTGAAATTCTTTAGAGTTGTCTTCTCATAATAGATTTTCGACCCATTGGTAAGAGTAATAAATTTATTCTCTTCCTCTGTGTCAAGATTAAAAGGCCCAATTAAATCATCGATTTTCTTAGAGTAAATGTTAAGCTTGTAGAGTTGACCATTGTAGGCTGAAATCATTGTGTAAAATGGAGTCATTGTTGATAAGGGACTTTTCTGACCAAGTCCGAAACTTCCCATGAACTCTTTGGTATTCCTTTTTGTTGAGTACCCTAATTGCAATACTCCTTCCATCCTCCCATTACCAATTCCAACTCCATAATCTCTTACAACAAACTCATCACAGAATCCACTTCCTGCTTTTTCTCTGTACTCTAACTCAACGTTAATGTGTTCAGTGTCAAGCCAATCTAAATTGTAGTATTCACGTTTGAACTTACTGTCCTCAAACTCCTTACCGTGCTTAACAATGAAGTAATCCTCTTCCTTTGATTTGCCCGTGAGAATCTCAATCGCAATCTCCTTCTCACGCTGTGAATCTACTGCATTAGATGTCAACTCCCTCACAGTCGATTCAATAGGCATTGAGTAAGCGTAAACCTGAAGAATGTCAAAGACAATATCAATTGAATTAGAATTTATCTCCTTCTTAATTCCCCTTGAACCCTTTGTACTATGTGTTATTGGCTGTAGCGACATTTTTTGATATTATTTTCATTATTTGATTGTAGTATTTAAGTCTGTCATCGTCTGGAAGATAATCAGCTGTTACTTTTAAACAGCAATGACCTCCATAACAATACCAAGGTTTATGATACCCTTTAGCAGTCTTATCTCCTGAATCTTTCCTGGCAGCTAATACTCCATACTCACTTAGATTGTAAAGATGTAAATTGTGATCAACCCTTCTTACAACTCCAAAGTTCATATTATTTTTGTACCCAGCATTAGTGATGACTAAATCACCTATTAATAATTCTTTTCCAGCTAAATCATTCATACTCTGTCTGTGTCAATGTATTGTTTTTTAAATTCGTAATAAGCCTGTTGTTTGTCCTTATTTAATTGATCGACTGTGAGTTTAACCAAGTATTCTGGATGAAGTTCTTGTAAAATTAACAATTCTCTATGCCAACCAGTTTTGTGATTAAGGTACCCCATGTCATAAACCCACCACATGTTACCGTCTTCATTTTTAATTAGAAGAAAAACATTACTCGGTTGATAATCTCTGGATTCTCTGTCAATAACTAAATCACCACGTTTAAGCATCACCACACAACTCAATCATTTTGTTAGACAAGTACTCAAAGACATCATTATCTGTGTCTTTTCTCCATGTAATTGAGTTCACATCTTCCAGTATTTTTGTTGCATCTAAAACTGCAATGCCTTGCGGTGTGTCAACTAAGATACTTGTGACTTCAATTTCAAACGACGGTTTTACTGGGGCAGTTGCTCCACCACCAGATAGCGGTGTTTCTCCGAGACCATCATTGTAAAGACCCTGAACTCTAAATGTAGTATTTCCTATTAAAATATCCTCAGTGATTAAATCATAAGGGTTTCTCCAGATTGCTTCCATCATAAGTTGTATTTAGCCTTAATTATTTTAATAACTTCTAAACATTGTTTCTGATTTCTCGGTAAAAATAAATCACAAACATCATCAGCGTCGATTAAAGATTTCTTGAACAGCTTAAATCGGAGCGGGAAACTCTCGTTAAGTAACCCTTTGGTCTCAATAATAACTGGGTAATTTTCCAATCGAAAGTCTGGTTTGTAAGTTATTGGTCTTACCTTCTCACCGTTGTAAGTAAACCCCGGAAATACCTCATAAGATTTTCCTTCGTACTTAAAAGGTGTCTTTAACAACTCTAATTGCTTGTACATAAAGACTTCAAGCTTGGAGTTGAATTTCGTGCCTTTGTAAGTAAGTTTTACATTGCCAAACTTGTTGGCAACGTTAGGTTTACGTTTTATTTTCCTAATTCCAGTAACCCTCTTCATAACAGAACTCAGCAAGCATTCTTATTTCATCTTCTCCAATTTCTGTGTAGTCTGCTAATTCATAATAAATGTTTTCTGCTTGTTCTTCTGTGAAACCAAATTCTTCTACTATTTGATCGCTAAAAGAAAGTTCATCATATTCTTTAAAGTAAGTCACTATTAGCCTTGCAGTATCCAAATCTTCTTTCGTTAATTTGTAAGATTCTTTTGGTGTTTGTGGATAACTTTTCAGAGCAGTTTCAATGCAAAGTGTTGTCCAGACTTTTGGTCTAAACTCTTCACTAAAAACTAAATTCATTACTGTTCCATTCAACCCAGGTCTAGCTGGGTATTGTTTTTCCTGTTTAGTTATCTCTAACCAAGGATTGTTTTCATTCATATTTCGTTTGTTTTATTGTTAAAGTTTGTCCAAAACACCAAGGAGAAACATAAATTTCATTATCATCTTCGTCATAAGTACATGGCATTTGTTCAAACCCTTCTCCAATTCCATCACTAAGCTGTCCAGATGTGTAATCCATCAAAACATCTAATTCATCTTCAGTTAGTTCTTCTTTTGATTCATAGTTAACAACTGTTTCGAGTATTTCTACTTCGTTATTATTTCTGTACTCAAAATGCATGAAACCGTTAGTTACTCCTTTCTGAACTAATAGAACTTCCTCGTCTCCAAAATATTCAGAAAACTCTTCATCGCAGCCTATGTGATTTAATAATTTTAAATTATTAGTTCCAGATACTTCTCCAGAAACTCCTCTTATTTCAATATTATACATATTTAGTCTTCATTAATGTCTCTAATACTTGTGATTTCAATCAACTGAAAACCATCTTTGTTGTATCGCTCATTAATTATTTCACGAGCTGTTGACTCATCAAAAGCTTTAACAACAATGACATTTTTAGTTGGTTGATTTAGTGATTTGTATTGTATTCTCGCAATAAAGCGTTTAGGTTCTATCATAGAGTTTAGTTATTTCAGTGATGCGAGCAGCCATTTCTGGTAAAAGTTTTTTAGAGTATTTCTCATAAAGAATTTTTAAATCTTCATCGTCAAGAGTAATTGATACTTCTCCTAAGCCCTCACTAAAGGACATTCCACGAATACCTGGACAGGATGCTCTTGCAAGTAAATAAAATGATATTCTATCTCTGTAGTCATACATTCGATCTTGCTGTTCTTCTTTAATAGACTTGTCATTTTTTAACTTCTCTTCGTATTTTTTTACAAATTTCAAAATGTTGCTCATAGTAAATTTCTTAGTAATTGTTTAGCTTTGCCAACATCCCTGTATTTATCAATGTAATCAGAGATATCTTTCACACCTGTTTCTATCGGCAGGAAAAAATAAGGAATTCCATGCTGTAAGGAAAATAATTGTGCGTACTTTACCCCAGCGTCATCGTTATCAAAGAAAATGTACATTTGTTTGTACCTTCCTTTAAACTTCTCCCAGACTTTCTCAGGAATCCACGATACTTCATTATTAGGAGCTACTGCCGGATAACCTAATTGTTTCAAGCACATTACATCCTTTAACGACTTCGTGATAATTAATAGGTCGTTGATTTTGGGGATGTTATCAATGCCTTGAACAACTGTGTTATCAATATTGCTGTACCATTTCTGTTTGCTTAAGGGTTGGTAAATCTTACGTAATAAACGTCCATTATGATAATAATAATCGTAAGAATAACTAGTCCCAGCAGCGAAAAACATTACATCATTTATCCAGAAATGAGATACAGGCCTTACTTTGTATTCTTCTAATGTTGTCTTAGAAATGCCGTATTTCTCATACCAATATTCTTTATCATTTAACATCCAGTTTCTGACTTTAATCTTAATAACTGTCCGGCGCGAATGTTTATCAAGACCCACGTTATCGAATGTGCAATCCGATACAGAATTCTTGTTTACATTAAGGACATTTGTTACTAGATTAAAGTCAGATGCTACCATGTCGAACGTATCTCTGTAAGAGATGCCATATTTCTTCATTAAGTAGCCCCAGATGTTAGTTCCTGGATCACTTGAACCAAAGTCTTTGTAAAGCAAATACCCTCCAAAATCGCTTATTCTGCAACTTGGCTTACTTTCTTTCCGTAAGTCACTTTTAAAGAATGTGTCAACTTTTTCAAAGTTTGGACAATATCTTTTGAAAAGTTCTGCTTCGGAAATGTTATCAAGTATTTGCTCTTTGGTTATCATTTTGTGTCCATGAATCATCGGTTACTTTATTAGTCAGTTACGACCACTCACTCTTTTGTTCTGCTGAAGGTTCAGCGTCTGGTGTTGCTTGTGGTTCAGTTGGGACGAATTCCTTGAGTTGGTAGGAAATAAAACGGTTCTTCTTAGCAACCTTGAATTCCTTCATCCAATTCGTAAGTCCTGTGATATTCCAAGGCTCATGATGGCTTGTGTAAATACCAGCGTAAACTTTACCTTCTTGAACACGAACTTCAATCATTGACCTTACGATATTGTCTTTAAACAGCGTTAGAATATCACGAAGTTCTTTCACATTTCCTCTGATCAACGCTGACCAGTCATCAATAGATACTTCATCACCACTACCAGCATTAACCCAAGCACGAAGGAACTTAATAAGTTCGATTTCGCCTTCTCTTGCCACATGCTGTCCGTTAGTTTTCCACCAGGAAGCTGCTGGTTGTTGGCCTGCTGCAACACTGCAAATAGAACCAAAACTGTTAACAAATACGGTAGTAGTACCATCTTCCTTACCTTTTAATTTGTCTGAAATGAAAATTGATTCCTTTTGAATTAACTGTTTTTCGATGCCTAATTCTTCAAGAGATTTATCAGGACCACCTACAACAGGTTTTTCCGGTAATACTGATTGACACCAGATATCAATCCTTGTTTTCTCTCCTAAGTATTCAGGTTCTTTTTGTGCATTAACTCCTAATGCAATGAGTTGTTCTTGTGTCGGATTTATTGCTACCACTTTAAATGGTGCAATTCCGTAAATTGTTCGGAAACTTTTAGTTACTTCTACGTTTCCAGTGTTACCTTTAACTGCCATAGTTACGCTGTTGCTGTTAAATCATCAATAATAGTGTACTTCTTAGTTCCTTTAGTTGCGCGTTTTCCTGTTTTGTATTCCATTCCTAAATCAGATAGTGCATTAGTCAAATCATCATATGTAATATGATAATTCTCACACACTTCTAAAAACTTCTTTTCTCTTTCTGTAAGTTCTTCTGGTTTTTCTGCTGTTTCAGCCTTCATGAATTTCATTTCAATCAAAGCCATTCTCATTTGTTGATTACTTAACCCGTAACGCGAAGCAAGCTGGGGTAAAGTCATCCCCATTCCACGCGCGATAGCTACCTGCTGTTTACTTAATGTAACAGTCATAGATACATTACCTTCTGTCATGTTAGTTGTTTTTATGTTTAGTTTTTAAATATTAGCTTCCAATCAGCTTCAATGTCTTTACCCTTAAGGTGTTCAACGCGAGCACCGCAAGCAACTTCATCTGAAGCAATAAAATTTATTCTTAATTCTCCTTCTTCTGTGCGATACATGTAACCAATTGCATCAGCATTAGCACATGTAATGGATTTAATCTTTCCTGTTAAATCCAATTCTTTAGCTGAAATTTCCTTACCTTTCCTTTCAATGGACTTATCTTTCAGATGTGCCACAAGAATCAGATGATCTGTAACTGTAGCCATTCTGTCAATCCATTTCTTAAATGAAGTCCTGAGCCACAAATACCCAGCTCCATTAGGTAAACTTAAAACAGATTCCCATTTCTCTTTAGGCAATATTTGCCCCTGAGGATTTCTGTTAAAAGCTTTACCTACTAAGCTATTCATGTAAGTTTCTGTAGCTTCCCATTCACACCAGTCTTCTAATTTTGATACTGTGTCGATAGTGACGTATTTGTAAGGTTTTCCAGCTTTAATAATTCCTTGACCAACTTCCCCTAATTCCGTAAGACTATTCACTTCAACTTTTAATGCTGTAACAAACTTACTTCCTTTCTCTAAGTCAATTATCAGATTATTTTCAAGTTGACTCATGAAAGTAGTTTTGCCCATTTTAGGCTGTGAGTAAATAATTATTCTTCCTGGATTTTGAGTTGTTGGTTCAATTACTTTTGTTGGTAATTCAATCATTGTACTTTTTTAATTTTTATTATTCGTTGATATTCTTCCGACGTCATCAAATCTGCTTGGGGGAGTTCCCTGAACAAACCCGCCTCACCTAAGTAGCTGAGTCCCAATGAGATATTACTACTACCGTCTCTTGACTTTAGTATCCTTAATCCTCTAAACCTGTCTTGTAATTTCTTAATGTCATACCCTCGATAAGTTCCTAGTTGAAACATAAAAGGATTAGTTAAAGTAATTACGTAATGAGCGCTCATTGTAACGTCGCTGGAATCAGCAAAATCATCCAATCTTGGATCAATGTCGCTTGAATTAATCCTGTCAGTATTAGAATTTCCTCTATTCAACTGCTGAACAATAATAGTTGTTTGATAATAATCATTAGTAAATGAAATAGAATCTTCAACAATTTTGTCAATAGTTTGTTTGGTGTTCATTCCTTGTTGTGATCGTGCTAACTTTATGTGGTCGAAAATTACAAAAGTGTAAGTATTAGGTTTATTTGGAATGTACCTATCAAAAACTTGAATTGTCTTTTGTTGACCATCTTCCATTATTGTTATTGGATGACGCTCTTCCTTACCATTATTAAGATAGTAACCCTTTAATAATTTTGATATTCCTGTTGGGTTATTGGACCCTAATATTGTAGCAACATCTTCAAACTCTTCAAAATACTTCCTAACTTCTAGTACCTTATCATACACTTCTTGACTTATTCTATTAGACCCCCTTGAGAGTACGTAATTAACATCGCAGAGTATTCCGTACTCCTTAAATAACCTGCGACAGATTCCTTTTGTCATTAAAATATCAGAATGCATTTCCATTGAAAAGATAAACATTTTTAAATTAATATCTTCTCCAGCAGCTTTTCTCCTTAAATAATCATCGAATGGAGAGTAACACATTGAACTCATTGTGAACGATGTTTTACCAGCCCCAATATTTGATGCAATGCAATAAATTGTACTTGGCTGCACTCCTGGAACATATTCAGAGAGCTTGGGGTAACTCATGTTTAATCCTCGGTTGCCTCCAAGCCTACCCCTGTCAATATTAGTAACAACACTATCAAAAATTGACACCTATTAACCTCCTTTTTTTAAATCATAAATAATTCCTTCTCCTTTACACAATTCCTTACAATCAAATCCAGTTGCATCAGACAACCTTTCAACAATGTCTTCCGTTAGCTTATTAAATGCGTGAAAGTTTTTAAGGATGTTTACAACCTGTTCTTCCATGCATTGTTCTATCTGATGATTGTAGGATTGAACAATAGAGTTATTTGGTAAGTTATCTTTAAGTATTTGTTGCGTTATTTTGTTCATCATACCACTTTCCTTCCTTTCTGCCGGTCATCTCTCCCGGCTGGTTAAATATGCGTTCTTTCTTAATTAAACTCCCCCTGGTTTTGGCGGATTACATGGACGTCCACTTGGCCTACTATTAGGACGACATTCTGCCATTTGCACAGTACTTTGTGCCAATATTTTTGGTTTTGTATAAATCATACCCGGTTGGTTAAATTAAATTATCATCAATATAATCAGATAATAATTCTCTGGCTTCTTGTAATTTTATTATTGAAGCTGTAAGTCTTTCATCAGCTCCAATTTCTTCAATCTCATGCATGGCTTTTGTAATTGTAATCTCAGATGAATGACATTCAGTAAGATTGCTTCTTCTTGGCACGCCAGATGCGGTGTTATTGTTAGCCGCTATTAATGTAACGGTAAATGAAATATTCCACATTGGTATAAATTCGACTTTATTTGAATCGTCAAACCATACCGGGAGTAATCCATCATGATGTGGAATGATTGACGATGCTGCTCCTTTTCTACCATTTACGGTAACTTTTATTTTTTCCATACTACTTTTTTCAGTTTTTATTTTTTAGCGGGACGTTAGCATTAATTTGCCCTCGCACCCTCAAAAGTTGTATAGAACGTATCAATAACTACTTTCACGTCATCCATTTTGCCAATCTCTCGTTTAAGTTCTTCGATTGCTCTCTTTTCAGCATCCGCTTTACCTTCTTTCTTGTTGTTAGCTTCAATTATGTAACGGTAAGTTTCGCTACTTTTCCAAGGTTCATTTTCGGAGTTGTCGGTAAAGCTAACCGTACATTCAGCATAATAAGTTTTCATTTCGTTATATTTTTACAGGTTCGCTTGCTTTTTTACCTGTGTGACACAAACAACCGACCCCTAGTGCTATCTGCTGTAATCTTTGATAATTATCTTTATTCACCCAATAAAAGTTATTGGTGAAATACTTTTCTTTAAATTTTACTCTTTTCATAGGTTTGTTTTTAACTCACCGCCCGGCACAAGATTAGGTTATTCTCATTTTAGCATTCAAATAATCCGATTCATAAACTTTTGGAATTTCTTTCATTTAAACCTCCATTCCATCAGGGTATTTAGTTGATAAGGGCCTGTAATCTTCGTTTGCAGTTTTACCACATTTTTTACAAATCATTTTGGGTATTACTTGTTGATGAAAATAACTGTCATCATAACCACCTTTTGTCTCAGTATTACCACAATGTTCACATTCATAAATTGCTCTAAAATCTCTTCTGTTTTGTGATGTAATTTTTCTTATTCTCATTTTTAAATGTTTTTAGTAAATTCTTCTGGTTGAACAAATTCTTCTGTTTTTATTTCTTCAAGGTAGGTAAGAACCATGTGCGTTTTATTACCAGCGTTATCCTCTTTACTTAGGAAATAGTGACTCCTAACTAAGTAACGATAGCCGTCTTTAGCACACGTACTGATGTAATATTTCGCCGCTTTCATTACATCTTCCTTAGTGTATTGAGGGTATGTTGTGAGTAACCACGTCATATTTTTCACAGCCATTTCACGGTCGCCGATACACCCAGGTTTCTTACCTTTAAATAATTCCCTGTATTCATCAATCCACTCTGTAATACCCATGTCAGTTGAGCTATTCAACAACTCAAGAAATTTCTGACGTACTTCGATATCTTTTGGTGGATGACTTCCGGTGATTTTAATCCACCCGTCTTCCTGAAGCAAGTCATAAATTTCATTAATGTAAGTTGTTGAATAGCCAAATAACTTCATTACCAACCTCTCTGCCAATTTGTATTCTTTCTTATGAATTAACAATAAAAGTAAGTATTGGTCTGGCATTAAAGTGGAGTTGAGCATTGAATCAACATTAACCTGTAATGTGATTTTGTAAGTTTCGCTCATATTGTGGTCTTGTGTCTATTGTAAAGTATTTGAGCCAGTCTCTTGGTCCTACAGAGTGTGTAAGATTTCCATCATCCCATTGATTATCCTTTAATACTAAATTTTCTCCGTCTGATTGATCCATTTTACAAATCAATTCATATGTCTTTCCTTTAGTAAAAGCAATATCTCCATCTTCCATCCTCAAATCTTTACTGCAAAGATAATAAATTGGACCGTCTTCAATGAAAAATTTCATCCAACCATTATTACTTAAAACGTGTCCTCTTCCTTGGTCGTTAATTAACGTGCATTCGTGAGTTCTTTCACTTGTTACTTTATACTTTTGTCCTGTGGTAAATCTTTGTTCACCATTATCCATAAACAAATCCTTTGTGCAAATCATGTATTTTTTCATATCCATGTTTTTTCTGTTATGTAAACTTCATCTAAACTCGTTTCCAATTCTTCAATTTCAAATCCCAATGATGCCCATTCTGTAAGTTCATCCATTGTGATAGCGTCTTCAGGAAATTCCGCTTCCAAAAGTTCGTGTAAATCTTCAATATTAACTGGCTTTCCGTACATTATTCCTATTAGCTGTACGTCAAGATCCACTAATGAAAGTCTAGATGTCATTTCCATTGTTTTTAGTTTTAAGGTTTAAAAATAAGATAGTATTCTATCTCTTTAATTATCTCCTCTTTGTTAATGAGTTCTTCTTTTAGTTTACTGACCCAGCCCTGTAGCTTTATTTCAGGGACAGCAATTATGGTTTCTATTTCTGACATTAGTTAAGATTTACAAACATGAAAAATTTTGCATTGAATACTTCATCGTCTGTTAAAGGACTTGAAGTTAATTTGAAGTAAGTAAAGATGTTTTTAAATGGTATTTTCCAGTTCATTTTTCTTTCATCCTTTCTTCTAACATTAAATCTGCAATTCTGTAAGAGCTAACTATCGTAGTATTATCATCTATTCCGAATCCTTCAGAATTAGATAACATTCCGGTTAAAGCTGCTGCTGCAAAATAATCTCGTAAGGACATTCCAGTATTTAATTTCCCTGTTGCAGGAGAACTAACTGGAAACGCTGATGGATTTAGGATCTCTGATTTACTCATCTTTATCTGTTTTTAATTGTTCTTCTTGACTCATTTTAACTATGTAATCGTAACCTGAAACTAATTCCGCAACAACTGTTTTAAACTCTTCTTTTGGAATTTGAAAACCAGTTAGCAGAAATATTTCAAACGTTTGAAGTTTACCTGTTAAAGTGTGATACCAATGATAACTTCCTACATCAGACTTTGTAAATTCTGAGTATTTAACATCCATCTTCTTCAGTTTTTGGTTGTGGTGGTAAAGCCCAATAGTAACTACAAGAGCCTTCTATTGGACCAGTGTTTTCAGACGGACGTTCATCCAATCTAGGAGAACTTGAGAAATAAGATTGCCTGAATTCTGAGGGTGCTACCACAAAACGATAGCACCCATTTCTTACAGGACATTCATGGTCCGCGCATTTCGAGATATCCGGAGCCATTACTTAGTCGTGTTTAACTGTGAAGTAAATCTCCTCAGGATAATGTCCTCCAAAAACCCATTCTGCTACAGAACATAGCCAAATGTTCTTATGCAATTGATGAACTAAGTAGTTGCCTCCGGAAGAGTGTGTTGCGACGTAAACTAATCCTCTGCGATTCCAGATTTCGTAAATCTCATGATCATTTGAGATGTTTAATGTGACAAAATTACGTCCGCCAGATAGCATCTCAAGAACGTCATCGGCTCCTGCGACCATTTGCAATGCCCCATGTAAGCCTGGCCATTCTGGAATCACTGCGTACCAACAGCCATTAGATTCTTTCTCAAAAGACATCGTTGCTGTCAGACATTTGGTGCCTTCTGGAATCCTGGCTAAAGACAGTTTAAATAAGATGTAATACCATGTACGTTTAAGGAAGTCTTTCATGATTACTTCTTCTCAGGAACAAGCATTAAAGCTGAGCCGACACCATATTCATATTCTAATTTCCAATTGTAATCATTGTTTAACCAGAAAGCTTTACCATCGAGCCTTCCTCCTCCTCTGATAGAAATCATCACGTTTGTTGCATTTGAGCCTCCTATTTGTGCGAATGCTCTTTTAGCTTCAAATTCTACTCGTGTGTCAACAGCTTTACTCTTAGGTTCCTTAAGCCAGGGAAATGCGCCTTCAAGTTTACTTTTCCATTCTGCGCAAATATTGTTGTAACAGCCAATTAAATCTTCCTTGTTACATTCACCTGTAACCAAGTTGACTTTAGGTAAGAATTTACTTCTCTGCTCTGAGTTCATCGCAATAATCCCATTTCCCAGGATTTCCATCGGGATAATAATTGTTTCGTTTGTTTTCATTTGTTTTGTGTTTAAATAGTGTTTGTTTAATTGTTCAAGTGTTACCTCAACGTACTGTTCAAGATTATCCATTCCTAAAGAGAACTTTGAATTGGACATTCCTAATCCATCAATGTTATTAAAATAGTAGTAATGGTCTGTTCCGTTTCCTAACCATCCATTAGTACTTATTCTTGTTTTAACCTTCCTGATAAACTTCTCAAACCCATCTCTGTTAGTATTCTTGTACCTCCATTTTTCTGGGAAAGTTGTGTTTTCATTGTTGTTCATAATTGTTTCTGTTTTATTACCTGTTAATAATCTTTTCATTTCGTCGTAAGAATGTGTTATTTTTAAGTCCCAACATTCAAAAAACTCATCTCTGTTCCATCCAATATTAGGAATTCCTCTTGTCCAATAATTACTATTTAATGGTTCGGATAAGTTGTACCCAAATTTATCTGCTAATTTAACTAATTCGAGACGTTCTTCAATACTTTTACAAACACATCCTTCTCCTTCTTTAAATTCGTATTTCTCCATTTTTGGTAGGTGTTGAGTTAGTTTTTGTTTGAATCCTTCGATTGATAATTGGTAGTCACATCTTGATAGTTCGGTAAACCCCCAAGCATTTGTCCACACAAATGGCATGTTAATCTGTCTTCCACTGATAGTCAATATGGATGTAAATCCACATTCTTTAGCCAATGTGCTTAGTTCTTCAAATTGTTCGACTGTTTTACAATAAACTCCTTCAAAGAGTCCTGGTTTCCATTTTTCCATGATTTTTAAGATTTAAAAATTGTTAATTAATGATTCCAATTTTTCCCGATAACACTATCTACCTTAATATCAAAGGATTTAATAATGAGTTTAATAGTTTCTTTCATCGTATTTTCTTGTATTATTTTCCATTCTTCAGCAAAATTTTCTGTAGTTTCCGAAACAATTGAATCATGCACTGTTAGTAAAATTCTTACAGGGTAGCCATTCAGATCAATTTTTTCCTGTAAATTTATTAAACACTGCTTCAGAAGATTTCCATTTGAGCTTTGAGGAACATAATTTTTAGCTGCTCTTTCTGTTTCTCCAATAGTTTTAAAATTGTTTGGGTCTAAGTTTGGAAACCAGCGAATTCTTCTGTAATAGGGATCACTGCGTATTCTTCCATTCTCAACTGCGGTTTTGGCTAATAAGTTTAAAAACTCTTTTACTTTGGGAACTACAGCAAAGAATTGGTTTATTATTTTCTTAGCCTCTAAAGGAGTTGTTTGTAAAACGTCACTCAGTTTAAATTCAGATAAACCGTAAGACAACCCGAATGAAATGGTTTTAGAAACGTAACGATAAGTTAAATCAGGTTTCATTGGAAATGGATCTCTAACCTTCTCTATTGGAATCTTAAAAACTTTTGAACAAAGTTCTGCATGAAGGTCCTTGCCGGATTTAAAAATTTCCAGCCATAGAGGATCCTGAGAATATTCTGCAATTAAAGCCAATTCAAACTGACCAACATCACTTGTGACTAAAACCTTACCTTTCTCAGCAATAATTGCACTCATGATTTTTTCAGCCAATTCTCCGTGTGACGGGAGCTGCTGGCAATTTGGGCGTGACATTGAAATCCGCGCTGAGCCTGAAAGTATTTGCCAAATTTCAGGATGGATTCTACCTGTTTTAGGATTAATAAAAGATAAGAATTCTCTGCCAAATGTTGTTGACAACTTTAAATTCTTTGACAACAGAATTAATTCTTTTATGATACCGTGATTCTTTAAACGTTGTAATGTTTTATCTGAAACGTCATCAACAAGTATCCCTATTGTATTTAATATCTCTTTTTTCTGTGAATTTGATGCCCAATTAATAGATGTTAAATTCTCTTCAAAATTAAACAAATTTAATTGATTGTTAATTAAAGGTTGTAGTTTTACATTTGTTTTAGCCAATTCTACTACATGTTCATCTAATCTCTTAGTCGTTTCTGTAACAGTCTTTTCAGTTAATTCTGCAACTTCAATCCATTTCTCAGAATCAATTAATAATCCTTCATAAGTCATTTTCATGAAAACTCTTGCGACTCTATTCTCCAACTCAAGAACCTTTCCTAATTCCCACTTATCAATTTCTTTTAACTGTTCTTTTCTTATCTGATGTAAATGTGCTACATCTTTGGCACAGTATTTAATAACTCTCTCTGTTAATCCTTGCCGATGGATAAGTCCTCTATCATCTTTACTAATTTCAATTCCTAAATATTTCTTACTTACGTCATTCAATCCTAGGTTCCTCTTATCAGAGTCGAAACCAGCAGACAAAATACATTCAGCGAGAAATGAGTCATAGATGTTTTTAATGTTAATTCCATTATGATAAAGCCACTTACCGTCGAAAGCAAAATTATGATAAAGCGTCAACTTACTTTCCAATAAGTGTTTAACTTGAATGATTGGAACGGTTAAAGCATCTATGACCCATTGGTTATCTTTATCACCTAATTGTAATGTTAATAGAGTGTTGTTAAAGACGTCAAAGCCTGTAGTCTCTGTATCGACGCCAATGCTATCTTTATTTTCCCAATACTCAAACAATTCATTTAGTTCTGATGATACTTTTATTTTGTTTTCATCAAACGACAAAGATTGTTTTGTAACAACATAAATCATTTTCCTTTATAAAGTTTAATAATCTCTTCCATTTCATCATTACAAAGAGCAAAGGATGGAAATTTACTATCGTAAAGGCCATCAAAAGCAAGGTTTGTAACGTTGAGTTTTAGGGTATTCTTAAGAATTTCAATAAATGCTAATGATTCCGTCATTGTCAGTTTTCTTTTGTCAATTGTAATCTCATGTTTATCATTTATTGTCAATCTCATTTCATCATGTTTAAACTTAAGATTGCTATTCATGATTTCATAAACCCTATCTACTTTAGGTCTCTTTACAACCGGCTTTTCAACTGTTACTGGTTCTAAGCAGAAATACGGAATGTTAAACATACCTCTTGATGGATGTTGCATATGTATTCCAAATTGCATCGACATAAGTAGAGAATCAGTTATTGTTAAAACTTCACCAATCATATCTGCTATTCTTAGGTCAACACTGCATGCACACCCATTTTCTCCAGTAACAAAATTCCGTGTAATTCTTACCTTATCTCCATCTTTAATCTTATTAAGCTCAATCCATTTCTGTTGTAACTTAACAAATATGTCTGTTTGTGTCATTTTACTAATTTTTTGTAAGCATTAACTATTTGACTTGCTTCGTCTTTTGTTAACAGAGTATTATTATCTTGATATGGATTTGAGAATCCTATGTGAAGTAAATCGGTCTTTAAGAAATGTGTGAGTGTTTCAACAAATTCTTTAGCATTTGTTTTGTTTAGTTTGACTCCATCAACAAAACTTATTGTTCCACTCTCACTAATTATTACGGTTAACTCTCCGTGCTTAAACGTTCTACTAGACGAACAGATTGAAACTTTTCTCATTTTAACCGTTGGTTTTCTTACAGTAACAGGTTCTAAAACAAAGTAAGGATAGAAAAATCTATTTGATAAGAGTATTCCGTATCCATTAGGGTTCGATAAGCCTTTAATTTTTAAAGTTTTGTTTTTAGTATCATTCATTGGTTTACCCCAAGGCATTGCCCAACCATTTTCATGGCTTTTGGAAATCCTTAGAATTTTTACATTATCACCAATTTTTATTTTATTAAGCTCTATCCATTTCTTTTCGAGGGCTATGTAAATGTTGTTTTCTGTCATTGTTTATGTATTAAAAAAATGAAAATTAGGGCACCATATTTCAGATGCCCTAACTTAAAGCTAAGATACCAGCTTTTTAATTTCAGCGATGTGTTCACGTGTGATAGCACTTCCTTCAACCGTAATGTTGAAAGAGTAAATACCGAACATCGAAGACAGGTCTTCAAAAGCTTTAATAGCCTTCTTAGCGTCAGTCTTAGTTAATTTACAACACCCACATTGGATTGTTGTTCCTTCAGCCATTACTTCTCTTCCTGCGCCAATAGCAACCGTTTTAGGTTTATCTGGCATGATTTCAATTGCAAAATAAGGAACATTTGCCCCGTTTGTTACAATGGTATTAGCTCTGATTTCCAGAACCTCAAATTCTCTTCCAACATAGCTGTTAACAACTGCACCAATTCCACATCCTTGTTCACCGCTAACCCAATTCCTAGTAATTTTTACTGTGTTACCTGCTTTTAATCCCGTGATTTTCACGAATTCTTTTTGCATTTCTGCGTAGATCTCTTGTGTCGTCATGACTTTTTAATTTTAATTGTTAATAATTGATTTTGAAATTTCAAACTTGATTTTATTTTGTGTTAATAATGATTTAAATAATGTAATTGCATCTTTGTCTTTAGTTCTTATTGTTGCTGGTTCTCTGATATGAACTTCAAACAGTTCATCTGTTTTATCCATTTTCAACGCTTTGCGGTTGCCTGGATCTTCAAATATGGATTTCATTTCTTAATAAGTTCAAATTTGTCAGCATTATCACCTGCAATCTTATCAAATTCTTCTTGTGTTATCTTTTTAAGATCTGATACTAAAACAGGATAGGTGTAAAGATTACCATCTTCCAAACAAACTAATATTGCTGATTGATTTGTACTTCCTGATTGTGTAGATTTGGCTAAAATGTAAGTGTACTTTTTGCTAGAAAACCTCTGTCCCATTGAGTAAAATACTTCTTTCTTAACAGGTTCTAAACAGAAGTAAGGAAGGATTGGTCCAGATTTAAGGTTAATACCACAGTCCATATTATTTTCTAATTTGTTGTCAATCGTGAAGGTTCTTCCCGTGTAATCTATGTCATTAAAGTGTGAGGTGCATCCACCTTCTCCTTCCTTAAATATTCTAATGACTCTTACTTTATCTCCATTTTTAACATTGTTTAACTCAATCCACTTTTGCTGTAATTTTACGAAAATTTCTTGTTGTGTTGTCATAATTTTTTACCGTTTTTAATGATTAATTTACCTGAATAATATGCTTTGACGATTCCGTCATAAATGTTTACTGGATTTGACGCTAATGTTTCGATTAAAATCATTGCATCATCCAGTGTCTGTACTTTGTCGTAAGTCAAGGTTGTCCGAAAGTCCTTCAGATGAGATCGGTTTAAAAGATACACTGTCAACTTCTTTAAATTTGAGTTCTTTTTTTTCTTTACCATAACATGTTTCTTTTAAGTGAGTGATGAGCGATTGATGCTTATTTTTAAAGGAGAGAAATTCAACGCCTGTAAAACCTTGCGGCAAATAGTAATTGATTTCTCTCCTGCCCCTACTAACTAAAACTGTAATAACAACATTATCAATTTCTTTGGTTATTGATTTCATTGTTATGTGATTAATTTAAATTCATTTATGTGTATGCTAAATAACGTATTTAGCTGTTTCAATGGAATTTTTTGGTAATCCCAACATTCAACTCCAATTGACCACGATTCTCCGGCAACACCATTATTTCCATCATTTAGTTGAATCAGGTGTAACCTATCACCTCTACCGCTGTCTGAAGTGTGAACTTTCGCCAAAACATATTCAACTCCTTTTCTTGAGAATCTGCTTCCAATCTTGTAAAACTTTTCTTCTTCAACTTCAACTTTTTCAAGGACGAAATATGGATAGTACAGACTTTCTTTTGTAGATATTTCCTCCTCGATTTTATTAACAGTAAGAACCTTACCAATAAACTTATCCATTTCTCGTACCCAATAACCATTCCATCCGTTTTCAAAACTTTCGGCTTTCCTTAAAACCCTAACCTTATCCCCAACTTTAATATTGTTGAGTTGAATCCATTTATCATGTAGCTGTTTATGTATTTCTTGTTTTGTCATTGGTTTTTCTTTTATTAATTTCACAAATCCATTAGTTAATAAAGCAATGGATTTTTGGTTAACAACCACATTCCAAGGAGCTTGGATTATTCCAGGAATTCCTTTGTACCGATTATTAGACTTGTCACAGGTAGCAGCATCCCAATTTACCAATTCACCTTCATGTTTAGTAAAATTTTCTACGGTTATTTCTAATAGTTTTGACATAATACTGTTTTTGTTTAAAGTGTGTTTTTTTATTTGTTAATTCTTATCAGCCAATCCTGCTTACAAATTTCTTTTCCGGAAATTTATCACATAGCAATGATTATTACTAAATAAATAAAGCAGGAATAAAGAACATTAAGGCTGATAAAAATAAAGATTGGGGTAAGGGTGTAAAATTATGAAAAAACAAAAACACCCTCAACTCCCCATATCTTTAGTTAAGCCGTCTTAGACAGCTTCTATTTTTTTAATTGCTCTTTCGATGGTGTTAATATCACATTGCCCCAATGTCTTACTATTTGAAACAAATAAACACACTCCAAGCTCTTCTGCTTCTTTGAAAGTTAGTACTAGTTGTTTTAAACGCTCCAGTGAATACTCCCCAAAACCATCAATGTGTGTATTTTCTTTTGAAATAATAACGTCAAAAGCGTCGTGAGTACAATTTGCACTGTAAGAATAAATTCTAACAGGAATTTCTGTTACTTCTTCAACTTTCTCAAGACATTCAAATCTCCATGACCATCCGGAGTCTAGTAAGATACAAGGAGTATCATAGTCAATATTTGCTACGGTCATAACTTTTCCAGTGTAATCTGTCTGAAACTCTCTGAGAACCTTTACCTTACTCCCAACTTTAATGTCGTTTAATTCAATCCATTTCTTAAACAGTTGTTGATAAATTTCTTTTTGTGTCATAATTTTTGTTGTTTTAGGTTGAAAATACTTTTCATAGTATTTACAAAATTGTTTGTAAGAATAGAATTTCTTGAATTTACTACTGTTTGTGCTACCACTTCCGTACATAAATCCTCTTGGATCATTAATTAAGATAATTGTATCTTCTTTGTTTGTTTTCCAGAAGTTAGATGGATTTATTACATAATTTGAACGATCTTCAAGCCAGTGTCCTTCCATCCTATTAACTACACTCATCGCTTCTTCCAATGTTTTAACTGTAACAGCAAACATTTCTCCTTCCTTTGGTAATAAATCTTCTGGTAGGTAAAGATCTTTAAACTGTTCTATTGAGATTATTTCACAATCATGGGAATGTGCTGATTTGTAATAAGATATTTCGCAATGAGAGAAATTATTTGGTTTTCCTGAAGAATCATTTAGGTTGATTCCATGAGGTGTTGGATATCTTCCATAATAGAAAGTTTCATCGGCTGCTCCAGCATGAAATCCAAGTCTTCTCAAAATTTCTCTTACGTAGGTTTCATCTTCAGCAGAATGACATTCAACTACGTGTGATTTATTATTTGTCATAATTTTTATTATTTATTGTTTCTAATTGTGTAAAGATATTTCAAATCATCATTTAAATTAACACGATACACATTTGAAAGTTTTAATATCGTGTCATAAACTGTGATGTAGTTAGCATCCGCGTTAATTAAGACTGAGTTATCTGGAAGGATAACCTCATAGTTTTGAGTAACTATTTCTGATTTAGGTTCTTCCAGAGGTTGAAGTACGGATGGAGTTAATGCCCATCCAATAGCAATTCCAATAACAAATGCCATTGAAATGAAAATATTGTTAAATTTTTCTTTGAAAGACACATATTTTAGCTGCTTCATGTTTTAAAGTTTTAAATTGTTAAAAAAGAAACTCCCTTTTCTAATTAGAACTAGCTATTGTTTCAGTGTAACATCTTGCTAACTTTCGGCTACGAATTTCACGCATGTTACATCTTAATTAGAAAAAGAAAGAGTTTCTTATTTCTTTTATGCTTTTACAGGTTTTAAGATGTTTACAGGAAATTCTCCAGATTTAATTAACATTATGTCAGCTTGAATTGCAGCTTCTCTTTCAGTTGAGAAAGAATGACTCCTGTTACCTTTAACTTCAGCGTAAAACAGTTCCTTAAATCCTTTAGTAGTGTAATAAGCCTGTTTTTGGATGAAGTGATAGGTACGTTTAGTTAATTTTGGTAATGCTCTCATAGCTAGTAGCGTATTTCTTTCATGTACTGATGTCTTCCACCACCGTAAGCTTCAGGACAGTGTTTAGATGACACACACGACGACGTTGAGATGACAAATGCAAACAGTAAGGCTGTGAGCAAAATGTAAATTGAGATGAGCTTTTTCATGGTTTTTAAGTTTTTTATTGTTTTTAATGGTTTTATTCTACATTATAAGCAAGAGCTGTAATAGGTTCGAGAATTTTCCAGACATCTTTCCACGAGTATTTATGATAGAGTTGAAGACCTAAGCTTACCCCTTCACCTGCTCTGTAATAGGCTACCTTTTTAACAAGCATTTGAATGATGCCTGAATTGATGAACATTTCAGAATTAGCGTGACCATTAGTATTAAAAATCATTTGTTCTGGGTTATATTTTGTTCCACTGTAAAATGCCCCGAGCTGCATTAGTCTGTTGTTGACTTTTTTGAAGTATTCCTTATCACTAAAATCGTGACAAATATTCTGTTCAACAATTGTTATTTTTATTGTTTTATTCATGATTTCTAAGTTTTAAAATTGTTTGTAAAAATAAAAAATAAACAGCAGGTCTGTCTTAACGACACGTTTGAAACCTGCTGTTTAAAAGAATGCGCTTACTAGAGAAGCTCCTTTAATGCTTTACTCTTATTTTCCTCACCATCTGCTTCCTCATTCTGCGGTTAGGTTGGATTTGAATTTTACCCTCCTTAATCGCCTGTTGCAGTTTATTATCCTCTTCAGATAATGGGTTGTCACAAAATGGTGGGATTTCACGAATGTGTTTCTGAGAAATGACTTTCTTTCTTGATTTCATAATTTTAGGTTTTTAGGTGATATTTAATTTTTACATTCTGGAACAACGTTTGTGTACGTTTGACCGTCTTCAGAGGAGTAAGTAAGTTCTGTTGTTTGGTTTTTAGTTACTAACTTTCTCAGTAAACCACATTTAACACACTTAGCTTGTATTCCTACTTTGTGTCCTCCCCACGACATCCAACTATGTCTGGTTTTATTATTTGTGATTCTCATGAAATAGTTGTTTGCGTGTGATAATGTTGGCTGGAATGTTGTAAACCTTCTGTTTTTCAGACTTAGTTTTCCAGCCGTCACCTAATAGCGAACGCATTTGCATTCTGTATTCAATCTTAGCTGCTTTTACAGGATTTTCTTCTCTGATTACTGTTAAAGTCATTTTACACCTCCTTTTTAAAACGTTAAGACTTTTGTTAAATGATACCCGCAATGATTTGTAAGGAAGTCAATCTTTCCACATGAACCATTACCGAGGTCATTCTTCCTTGTTTTACAATCTTTACTTAAGACTCTGATGAGTTTTGAATTGGAATCAATTCTGATGTCATTCTTTTTGGAGAGTGCGTTAAGCACTTCATCCACCGTGTGTTGATGTTTACGTGTTTTCATGATTTTTAAAATTTAAATAAGTGAGTAAAACTGTAAGCTATGCAATAAATTGCGATAAGCTTTAAGACTAATTCGTAAAGTCTTTGCCATATTGCTTTGGTTGTCCATCTTGAGACTAAAACCCATGACGATAAAGCAATGACTAAGATGTAAAATAAAAATGTTGTTAAGTTCATCATTCAAAGTTTAATATTGTGTCACATTTAATTGAATCAATTGTAATGATTTGTTCTTGTGTTACAATTGTGGCCGAGACTTTTGATTTGGATTTATTGTCAGGAGTAAAACTGTAACACAAGAACACTAAGAATGCTAATAATATGTGGTTACCCATCAAGTTCATATCCATCAACCAGATAAGCCATGAGTAATACGGCACAGATAAGAATAGTAATACCTGAAATTATGATTATTGCCATAACTTTAAAGTTTAAGATTCGTTTGAAATTTCTTTAAGAACAGCTATTGCTTCGTAAATTGCTTTACAAGCAGCACAATCATGGTCTTCGCAGAGTTGGGTTTCCAGTAAGGTAATGACATCTTGGATTGTTTTCATGTTCTTGGAGGATCAAAGAATAAGTGACCATGTATTTTTGTACCGCTATCATCATACCACCCATCTCTTAAATAAATTTGAGATCCGTGATTTGTAGGGTTAATATTGTTTGATAATTCTTCTTTAAAGACAGAAAATGCCCATTTATCATTGATGTGACATTCTGAATTGGTTCCTCCAGCCACAATCTTTGTAACAATGTTTTTCTTTACTTCTGGTTTTGGCTCGTAAGGACGCAGAACTATTTTTTCACTGTATCTACATTCAAATCCCTTACCTTCTGGACATCCTTTATCTCCATTATTCGCAAAGAAACATCCTTTACAGGACATATTCTCAACTTCAGGCACAGCTTCAAATTCTACGCCTAATATTTTTATTTTTTCACCTAATTTTAGTATCATGATTTTTAAGATTTAATGGTTAATACCGATGCTTTTTTACGTTCGTGATTATATTTAAAGAGGTAATCCGGATGAGTTAAGTTAATAAGTTCATCCACATTAACGCGGTCAAATTTAAACTTATCCCAAAGGACATATTTAGGCACTATTTCGTTCGTCATTTTACGAACAATATCAAAGAACATTAGCTTTGAGTGAAATTCGTTGAATGTTGTTTCTGGGATTATCATACAAATACAAATTTAAATGTGGTTAAATTTCCTGTTTCTTCGAGTAAGTTTACAACTTTACCAGCAACATCATAAGGCCAATTTTTAAGAGCCTTTAAATAAAATCCTTTTTCTTTGCCGGAGTAACACGCATCATAATCACATGCTCTTGCTACTGTAATGAATTGTTTCTTTGTCATGATTCAATTGTTAATGTTCCATGAAAGATTTCAAAATGATCGCTCGTCCAATCACTGTCGTTGCTTGCAAGAAACCCTCCGCTGCTTGAACATAGGGCAACACCTGTTAATTGAGTATCAGAAGATTTTGTGCACAGAATGATTGTTTTACCATTGGATTTGGAATTTGCGTAAAGTTCTCCTTGTTGAAAACGTGTTGAATTGTGATGAGGAAATGTCCTCTCTATTGTTGTTTTTATCATGATTTTAAGAATTTAGAATTCAATTAACAATTTACCAACACATTCAAAGAACTTTTCGCTTACAAATTTGTCAGTATTTATTGTGTGATGTTCACCTATTTCAGCTGGATTACTGTATTTAATGATGAATGTTAATAAAGAATGATTTTCAACCACACGCTACCCACCACTTGTTTCAATTTAACTTATGCAGTTCAGACGATTTTATTCTCCTGCCTTTGGGTTAAATCTTTGTGCCTAAGCCTTGTCCGTTGTTCATTCGTTTTTACTTAAAGATTTTATCGTGAATTTCTTTCACAGTTTCGTGAGACACTGTAGCGCCAGTATCCGATTTTTCCGTCTTTAAGTGTGATAACTCTCGCTATTCCAGAATCTGCATCGTTATTCCATATGATGTAATCCCATCCGAATAATTTATGTTTTAGTTTGTACATAATTAAATTCTCCTATGTTAGTTGTTGATATTAAAATGATATCAAAATAGTATTAGTGCTATAAAATGCCAATGAGTATTGATTTACAGGGAGTTATGAGGGAAAAGTGTCACAGAATAAGGGATAAATGTACCTTTAAACCTATTAGTGTTCTTAAATACTCCTAAGCTCTTCTTTGACTTTATTCCAATATCTGTCATCAAAATATTGAATAACAATATCTGCACTTCCTGCCTTTAGTATTTCATCCACACAAATTAATGCACATTGTTTTATCTTACTTTGAGCAAATGAACTTTTGATGTTATCTATAAAAGGGTCTAGAAGATTCTCATACCAGTAGAATAATTCTAATGCTTTTTCTTTTGGTGTTATTGTATTCATTTCATTCTTCATATATATACTTTCTTTTAGTGCTGTATAATGCTGTGAGTATTGATACATACTTACGTGAGACGTTAGTAACGTGACGCGTTAGTATTGGGGATGATATATATCACCCTAATCTGTGATAAATATCACATTGTATTGTGACAAATGTCACATAATCAGTGCGGACAATCAATCAGTTAACTTGTATAAAATCAACAAGTTACTATTTTAACTGTGCGGACAACTATTTTGAATAGTCTTTTGAGTGGTGTAAATCACTACTACAATCCCCCCTACAAGCAAAATGTTAATTGTTTGATAATGAATGACGTATAAAAATATTTACCCCTACAAACAGTACTACAACGGTAATAATCAACCCAAGTAAGATGGATTAGGTATTTTTGTGTAATGTAAGTATGTTAGTTGTATAAAAAACAAGGAAAGCAAGATTCCCCGATTATGGAGAACCTTGCAATCCGAGTAAGCTGGAAGTGATGAACTAGCTGGTAAGCGGCTCAACTACTTCGTCCGAAACAACGGCTTTCTTTGGGGTTGCCGGTTGAACGGTTGTCTGACCTTCAGTGTAAACCCAACGATGGTTCGCTGTTACTTCTGAACCATCAGCTGCGGTGAATGTGAATTCATCGACCTCTGTGTAAACGAGCTGTCCTGGGAGTTGTGTGCCGATGAGAGACTTTGCAACCTCTTCATTCGTAACACCAGCCAAAGGAATTGAACCCGTTGGAATCTCCAAACGCTGAAGACCATTGGCGGAAATCCTTAACTTCGGAGCAGCGTCCTGAATAATTGCACTGAAAAACTCAACACCTGTGGTGCTGTTTGTTGCTTTGCGAATTCCTGTAATCTGTGACATGTGTTTGTGTATTAAGTGATTAATAAAAATAATAAGCCTAACAATCACTACGATTGGTTTGCTTAAAGATTAGTGGTAGTTAGATGTTAATGCTTTTAAAAGGAAGATTACTCTTCCCATTGGAACTTTCTGAGCCTTGTTTTAGGATGACTGTCTTTCCAAAATGCCCAAATCCAACTAGCATCTTCCACCTCACCACTGCTGTCGTAGTACTCTCTGGTAATAGTGAACCAATACAAGCATGATTGAAAAGGTGTATCAAAGCCAATATCAATACGAATGGCTCTATCTCTACGTGTTTGAAATAAGATTTTCATGGCTTTGTGTTTTTAAAGTTGAAGATTAGTCGTAGTTAAATGTTCATTTCCAAATTACTCAAAACGCTGATAATCAGCTCCCTATTATGGTTAACAGTTACTGTTGATCATGCTGTTAACGTAACTGTTGTTTGATACTATTGCTAACGACGGATTTTAAAGCGTTCTAAGAGCACCTGACTTAAAGTGATACAATTGTACCTCTTTGATGAGATCGTTCAACTGAGATGAGATAATGCAGTTTTAAGGGCATTCTATCACACTGAGACAACCTAGTGAATCGTCAGTGATTTAAAAACACCCTTAAAACTACACAACGAAGTTCAAACTAAAGCAATGGGGGTACAACCCAATCGCCAATGGTTAGCCGGGGGTAGATGGTAGATAGTCACTGAGCACGTAAATTTATCATGAAAAAAAATTATAAAATTTTTGAAAATTTACCTCATATGCAGTTTTTTAAATGTTTGGGGACCCAAGGGGGGACTATTATTATCAACAATTAGAAACAATCATCCTGGTAAACTGTTTTTATTATTTATTAATAATTCTTAATTATTTCCTTATTTATTGATATTTATTCTTTATTATTAATACGTGTATCCTATATACGTCAATTACTAAAATTAGTTTTCTCGGTCGTGTTTAAATTATTGTTGCTGTCTTCCAGCCCATTAGAGTTTTCTCCTTGACTTATGTTTAGAAATGTTGTATCTTTGCACGACAAACTAAATTAAAGTCATGGTTCAAGTAAACGATTACATCTGGTACAAAATTTATCCTAAGGGCGTTAAAGACGCCATCATTGAGTCTGACATATCCTCCTCTGGCATTAGTACTATCTACCCTATTTCCAAACCGTACACAAAATTCCTCAACGGATTCATCAAGAAAATAGGTCACCTGCCCAAGGAATGTGACTTTAAGACTCATTTCGTTGTGTATTTTGTTGATTACAAGAATGCTCCTAAAGAAATTCCCCTTATTGAGGAATCGGAGGATTAATTTTATTCCCATTGATTTCCAGTTAATTAAGTGTAAGCAACAAAAAATATTTTGAAATTTATTTGGAAAAATGTTAAAAATGTCGTATCTTTGTAAAAAAAAAAATACAACTATGGTTTATTTCATTCAAGAAAATTTAACTGGAGCAGTAAAGATAGGATTTACTGATAATATCAAGAGAAGATTAACTAAAATGCAGGCGGACAATTCTAATCGTTTAATAGTAATTAGAACAATAGATCCGGCAACACGTGTAGAAGAAAGAAAGTTGCAATATTATTTTGATTATTTACACATTACCGGAGAATGGTATTTATTTGACGAGCAAATGCTTACATTAGATGTAGCAATGTTAAACATTACTAATGTTAAAAAATCTGCTGGGAAACTTACCAGACGAAAGAAGGAGTATGAACTTAAATTTCTAGATGTTATAAATCAGATTAGTGTTGATAAAGATGTGTTTATTACTATGAAATATCTAAGCCACTGTTTGAGTTTAAGTAAATTTAAAAGCTCTAAGTATTCATCAGACATAATAAGAGATAGGATGAATCAGATAAATATAAGTAATTTCGGAACAGACAGCAGGCAAGAATTTAATAATTACTACAAATTTAGTAAATATTTTTATCCTGGTGTGAAATGGGCAGAAGTATGTTCAAATGTAGGTGTTGCAAAAGGTTCTTATTATAGAGTACGTAGATTTTTGTCTAAAAATTATGAGCGATACCAAAAAATAAATGAAGAAAAACTTGACTTGGCTTAAAATATGTTGTATCTTTGCAGAGGAGTATTTTTAACATTAACATCTAAAAATTAACAAAAATGGACGAAGTAACAAAGACAATGGAAGAGTCTGCACAACCTGTCACAGAGACTGGTTTTAGTAGCGCGCCGTCAGCAGAAGTGATTAAACAACAAGAAGACATCAGCGAAAAGTGGACTCCAGCGCAACTACGAGCTGCACGTAAGAAGTACATTAACGATAAGAAGGAAGACATCGAGATTCTTGCCGTCGATGTGCAATTCCTGCGTTTACAAGTGGAGCATTATCATTTGACGAAAGACATCAGCAAAATTAACGCGGAGATTGAGGAGATGAAGAAATTAAAAGAAAGTGAGAGTTTTAAGGAGTCAATCAAGATATGAAAATTTGGATGTGGGTTGTAACATGGTGTATTATATCTACAATACAAATACCATGTCCAGAGAAATCATATGTAGATAAGTTTGGAATAAAACACGATCCAGCAGCAACATGTTTAGTCTATCATTGTAAAATAGAATATGATTGTACTCACGAAAAACAATTTATGAATAGAGATTCGGCAAAGATGTTTTTAAAGGAAATTTCAGATGAATCTAAAAGAACGTCAGTATTAGCAAGAATACAAATAGATTCAATACTATTAGGGCAAGAGAAATACATTAAGTATGAAGATAAAGACAGATAAAGAGAAGTATTTTCACCAGGCCTTAGGAATAATCCAAGCGTTTCCCCCTTACAACAAACTCACGACGAAGGAATTACAAGTCTTAGGGGAGTTAATGAGGCACAAGAATAACGGCTACAGACCGTTGTTGAATAACGAAACGAGACGCCTAATCGAGGCCGATCTTAAGATTGCTCCAGAAATCCTACGAAACAACCTCTCAGCATTAAGAGCTAAAGGATTGTTGGTTGACAACGAAATTCCAGAGAAGTATTTAGTTAAGTATTTACAAAATTTTGATTTTCAATTTGAAGAATAATGACAACTCCAAAAACAATACACTACATCTTCAATGAGTTACAAGAGGCAGTTCAATCTTACCACATGTGTCTTGACAGACTTGAGAAGTGGGAAAGCATGTATCCTCAATACAGATTTGATATTGATTTAATGACGTCTGGAATTAAACGTAGCCCAACTGTAAGGATAGCAATTTACAAAAACAATAAGAAATGATGGCTGACGATTTTCAACTTTACGACACAAATTTACACAGACCTGATCCAGAAGTAGTGTGGACAAAGCCTAAACCGTATGTTAAGAAACTTTATATACCTATTGATGACGCCATTGAATATATCAGAAATGTTCAAACGCAAGGTAGGAGTGGTATGTTTGGTCACAGATTGTTCATAGATTATGGGGTGAATACTGACAATCAACACACAATAAATTGCTGGATGAATATGTATTTGAAACACAGTTGTAACCCGCAGAAAGAATACTTTAACAAGTTACAAAAAAGAGTTTTGGATAGGCGAGACTATTACATTTACAAAAATTCTGGAATAAAGCTATTCTAAAATGCACAAACCACAGAACCAAAAAAAGCTAAGGGAAATCGCAAATAAACACGGGATATCTTTAGCAACTGCTAATGAGATCATTGGATGTCAGTGGGAATTTGTGAAGCTAATGATGAACACCATTAAACCTTTGGACCAAGACTACCCTGTGATTAATGTAATCCATTTAGGTAAGTTCCTGATAACTAAGAAGAGAAAATTTATGTTAAACAAATTTAGGTCAAATAAAACATGATATGCGTTGATACTAAGTTCTTTAGCCACTTGATAGAGTGTCTTGAGACGCAAAAAAACATACATCTGAAACCTTACAAAGAGAAAGTACTCTTACAGGATAAGATTGATAAGACAGTGACTCAATGTAAGCAGATTGTTGAAGATGAGATTGCAGAGGAGAAAAAATCAATTAGGAAGAAGGCACTGCATGTTCCACCTGATTCATCCTTGTTTAACGAATCTGTAATTGGTCTGGAAGGGTTTGTGGAATGAAGAAATACACAGAAGTGTTTGTTTCACAGGATGATTGTGGACATTGGTACGTGGTTCCGAAAGAACTGGAAACTCAATGGTCTTCAGACATTTGGAATGACACTATGGCTGACTCTGGAGAATTTGATGAGAAGTACGGAAGGTTTAGAACTGGAGGAGACATTAATCTGGTTCAATTATTTAAAGAGGTTGAAGAATGAAGACATACAACAGAAGAGTGTGGTTAAATAAGAAAACATGTGATTCAACTGGGTCACTAGTAGCATTCGACGGAGAAGTTACAGATTTAGATTCAAAAAATAAGTATCAACAGACATTCTTAGAAATAGCCGATTGTAGAACTAAGATAAGGCTTCACAGAACTTCTGATGACTCTCGTGAGGATTTCATAAGTAAAATGAAGCTGTTGGAGAAGGAAATAAAACTATTCATAGATTATTTAGAGAAACACTAAACAGGAATGAATTTATTCACAATAGACAACCAAAAAGTAACCTACAGTCCTGAAGCTCTTACGATTAAGGAATTTAAGACCTTATGGGATAGGGACTCTTCTAAACATAAGGAGGCCGCAACAGAGGAATTGTCGTATGTGTTCTTCCTAAGTGATTTTAAGTCGCCGTACATGTCTTACGATAAGGAAGCACGAGAGAATAAGGTTATTTCTGATGTGATGTCTAAGAAAGGATGGAAGGCAGACCTTAAGGTAAAGGAAGCGTGTGACAAATACGAAGAGTTGCAGACAACGCCTTCTATGGGCCTACTAAAAGACGCTGAGTGTGCTCTTGATAAGATACGTCATTACTTCCGTAATGTTGACGTAACTGACGACGTTGAAGGAACTATAACAAAGACTCTTATCTCTAATGTTGAAAAACTTGGCGGAGTTATTAAGGGTTTGTCGATGCTGAGAGAGATGGTTGATAAAGAAGTGTCTGAGAGTAAGAGAATGAGAGGTGGTGGTACACAGGGATTAAGGGAGAAACCTAAAACTAGATGAGGAAAACAAGAGACGAATTAATAGTTGTTGCAGAACCTTGGGACAAACTTCATGAGAATCCTGTAAGGAACACTAAACATGATTATTTAAAGTTCATAAACTCAGCCGTGTTTTCAGAAGAAGCACGGCATTTTCTTAGATACGGGTATTACACAAGTGCTCAATACGGAACTAAGGATTGGACTGATTATTGGGATGAACAGGAAGAACGATGTTTAGAAGGGTATTCTGTTGGAGGCGTAAGAATAACTGGAAGACATTATTTTTTCCTCAATTTCTCGATGTTAAAAGCACGCCCCATTGACCCGGTAACAGGGTTGGAGAAGGATTCTAAAAAAATTATTACCTTCCCACGTTTTCTAGATCATCAGTATTACTTGTTTCATGAGATTGAGGAGTGTTTTGCTGAGGGGCCTTACAAAGGACAGTCGTTGATAGGTATGATTATCGCGAAGGCTAGACGTAAAGGAATTTCTTTTGTCAACTCTGGAGGAATTATTTCATACAATTACAACTTCATTCCAGCCTCCCTAACTACCATCGCTGCCTACGAAGCAGTCCACTACAATACATTATTGAATGGGACGCACTTTGTTCTTAATCATCTAAATAAAAACACAGACTGGGCTAAAAGACGTCAACGTGTTAATAGACGAGATCATTTTAGGTCATCATTCGTTTACACAGATAATGCAGGAGTGGAATTAGAGGATGGATTTATGTCTGAAGTTCAGGCAAAATCCTTTAAGGATGACCCGTTTAAAGCCATCGGTGATTCTACGTACACGATGTGTTTTGAGGAGTGTTTGGGAAAAGGTACTAAGGTTTTTATGTTTGATCATTCGTTCAAGAATGTCGAAGACATTGTAGTTGGAGATTTCGTGATGGGTGTTGATTCAAAACCTAAAAAGGTAATTAATACAACGTCTGGAGTAGATAACCTATTTAAAATCAAACAACAAAAAGGAGTTGAGTATGTTGTTAACAGTAAGCACAAGCTTTATTTAGAACAACACACAAACATTACATCTAAACGTTTTAAAAACGATGATGGCCCCAAGTTACTGAATGTTAATGAATTTGAATCTTTAATCACATACAAACACAAGTGTACCTACGGAATAAAAAGTAACGGATTAGAATTTAAAGAACAACCGTTACTGATTGATCCTTATGCATTTGGAGCATGGTTAGGAGATGGTGAGAGTAGTAGATTCGCCGTTGTTGTTAACACAGATACTGATGTTGAGATATTAAGTTATTTTAAAAGTGTTTATCCAGAGCATCACCTCTACACAATAAAGAACATAAATGCTACTTGTGTAATAATAACACCTTCTAAAAAGATTGGTAATCAAAACATTCAGAATATCCTATTAAAAGAATTAGGAGTAAGGAATAATAAACACATACCAGACTGTTATCAATTTAATTCTGAAAAAAATAGACTACAGGTTCTTGCAGGTTTATTGGACACTGATGGTTATTTGCAGAAAGGAACTAGAAGTTACAGTTATTCATACGAGATTGCTGTTAAAAATGATCTTTTAGCTGACCAAATAGTGTTGCTCGCCAGAGGTCTGGGATTTTATGTTAAAAAGTCAAGAAAATATGGCAAGAAAGATGGTAAAATACATGCTTCTAATAGGTTACAAATAAGAGGGGATTTACAAAAGATTCCTTTAAAAGTGTTACGTAAACGGCCTCCAATTGACTGGATACCAACATCTAATCCTTTAAACACGCAAATAAAAATAGAACCTGTGGGTAAGGGAAAGTATTTTGGGTTTACTTTGGAAGGAGAAAATGATGTAGATCATTTGTTTTTGCTGGAAGATTTTACAATAACACATAATTGTGGAAGATTTAAAGGACTACTTGACGCATACACCATAGCAGAACCTACATTTAGGGATGGCGACATAATGACTGGAGTACCAATGCTTTGGGGCACCGGAGGTGACGTTGAAGCTGGAGGCAAAGACTTAGAGGAAATGTTCTACAAGCCTGAAGCCTATGGGCTTAAGTCTTACTCAAACATTTATGACGAAAATGCTGTTGGTAGGTGTGGATGGTTTATCGACGATTTATGGTACAAACCTGGTTTAGATAAAACACATACGTTTCCTCTAGTTGATAAGGAAGGCAATTCCTATCGTGAATTAACACGCGACATACATAAGAGAGAACGCGATACCAGAGCAACTGGCTCGAGGTTGGCTTTCAGAAAACACATTACACAGTATCCGTTAACGCCCAAAGAAGCCTTCCTCCGGATTGACTCTTCTCCATTTGACACCTTACGTGCACAGAACCGCTTAACAGACTTACTCACAGACCAGAAAACCTACATTGACTCGATTTACACGGCGAAGTTTGTCATAGACGTTGAATCAAACAAAGTTAAGTATGAATATGACTCCATCTCAATTCCACTCAGAGAGTTCCCCATTAAAGATTGGGAACACGTTGAAGGATGTCCTGAAATTTATGAACATCCACATAAGAATCAAAATGGGGAGATACAAGCGTTGCGTTACATTGCTGGGATTGACAGTTACGATGCAGACAAGTCAACGACAGACTCTCTTGGCTCAATAATCGTTCTTGACAGGTTGACAGATAGGATTATGTGCCATTACAAAGGACGTCCGTTAGCTAACAAGTTTTACGAAACGTGCCGTCGCATTCTTAAATATTACAATGCCACAGCTAACTACGAACGTTCTAATAAAGGAATCTACGGGCATTTCTACAATATGAAGTGTATTCACTTATTGTGTGATGAACCCGACATCCTTAAAGAGAAAGGTATTTCTAAGGCGAATACACTGGGAAATTCAAGTAAAGGTACCATGCCGTCAACATTGGTGAATGCATGGGGTCGTGAGTTGTCGGCGTTTTGGACTGAGCAACGTGCATATGGTGAGGATGATGAGTCTGAGATTGTAAATATGGATAAAATGAGGTCGTTAGGAATCCTTAGAGAAATTTTGTCATACAACGACGATGGAAACTTTGATGATATTTCTGCTTTAGGTATGTTAATGATTTATCGTGAGAATTTGGCGACGAACAGAATTTTAGGCGAGTCGAAGAAAATAACCATAATGGATGACCCTTTTTGGAAACGCCACACCCCTGGTTTTCAGCCTGATAGGAATTCGATGCAAATAAAGTTCAGATAAAATTTGGAAAAAAAGCAAAGTTGTATTATCTTTGTAAAATGAAAATATTATTGTGACATGAGCAACTTAAGCGCCTTTCCGCAACAGAAGAAAAGTTTACGGGAAAAAAACGATGAATGGTCGAGGAATTGTGTTGATTCTGGAATCGAATTAATAAACTACACTCAGAATTACGGCCTGCGTGCTTCTTTCTATGAGAAGCAAACCAACTATGACTTAGCCTCAAACATTCTTGACCCTCAAGATGTTGAACGCGTGATAAATCCCTGGAAGATAAGGGGGGCGGATTTTCCTGTTGAGATGAGGAATTATCCTTTATCTAAGCCTAAGATTGACTTACTTGTTGGAGAGGAAATGAAACGTCGCTTTGATTGGAGGGTCATCGTAAAAAATGATGATGCCATCTCTGATAAGGAGAAGTTGATTAAGGATAAGTACATGGAGACCATTATTAAGCATATCCAATCGGAAAACTACGATGAGCAGAAGGCACAACAGGAGTTAGAGGCGTTGAATAAATGGCGTCTTTATGAGGCGCAGGATTTAAGAGAGAGGATGTCAACTCAGATTCTTAACGTCTTATGGCGCACAGAAAACATGCAATACAAATTCAACAGGGGATTTGAAGACGCTTTAATTGCTGGGGAGGAGATTTATTCGATTCAGATTATTGCCGGGGAACCTAAAGTCATAAAGGAGAACCCCTTGAATATTCAAGCGTTGCGTTCTGGAGACTCTGTGTTTATTGAGGATTCGGACATCATTATAAAGGATGGTTACAGAGGGGTCGGTCAGGTTTTAGACGACTATTACGACTTCTTATCTGCAGCGGACATTGATAAAATTGAAACTGGGAATAAGCTTAATAAAGCTACCTCAATGATCAACTACCCCCTCAACTCTAAGATCCCAATCCCGCAGAATTACATGCTCGAAGCCTTTGGCACAACCGTTGTTGTTCCTGATGCAAGGATGTTAAATGCATTCGGAGGAGCCTACGACACAAAGGGCAACATTAGAGTAACACAGGTTGTCTGGAAATCAATGCGTAAGATTGGAAAGAAAACGTATTGGGATGATTACGGAGATCAGGTTGAAGAGTTTGTTGACGAGTACTATAAACCTAACAAGGACTTGGGTGAAGAGGTTACATGGTATTGGGTAACTGAATGGTGGGAAGGCACGCGCATAGGCCAAGACATCTTTGTTAAAATGCAACCGTTACCTAGGATTGGCTTAAATATGACAAACCCTTCTAAATGCATGCCCCCCTTTGTCGGCACGTTATACAACATTAATAGTAACAGGGCAATGTCTTTAATGTCCTATTTGAAGCCTTATCAGTATTTGTACAACTCGTTGATGTACAATACAGAACAAGCAATTATTAAAAGCAAAGGTAAGATTGGATTCCTTCCTTTACATCTTGTGCCAGATGGATGGGATTTGGATACGTGGATGTACTACTTCAACGTAATGGGAGTGGCGGTTGTGGATGCGTTTAAAGAGAGTTCTAAAGGATTAGTAGCTGGAACAATTCACAACATTCCAGCTCATATGGACCTTGAGATGGGGAACTACATTCAGAACAATGTTAGCATGATGCAGATGATTAGGCAGCATGTGGATGATATTTCTGGTGTAAGTCCTCAAAGACAGGGGGCAATAGACAATCGTGAGACTGTAGGCGGCATTGAGAGGGCTGTAACACAGTCTTCGCATATTACGGAGAAGTGGTTCTTTATACATGATTTAACTAAGGTACGTGTCTTAGAGGTCTTGTTGGAGACGGCAAAATATGCGTGGAGGAATAAGAAACAAAAGAGACAGTTCGTTCTGGATGATATGACGACGACCGTTTTAGACCTTGATGGTGAAACTTTCGCATCAGCGGAGTATGGAGTCGTTGTATCTAACACAAGTGCAGACAGTGAGATGATGCAGGCTCTTAAATCATTAGCTCAAGCAGGGTTGCAGAACGACAAGTTGAACTTCTCAGACATAATGACAATCTACATGTCAGACTCAGTTTCGTCTGTCAGACGTAAGATACAAGAGGCTGAGGAAGGTAGGAATCAGCAGGTACAGCAACAACAGCAGGCTGAACAACAGCAGTTTCAAGCAGACCTGCAGCAAAGGGCAGAAAGTGAGCAGGCAGACCGTGACCTTAAATGGGACATAGCATTGTTACAATATCAGGGAAATCAAGAAGGTGCTGAGGAAACTGTAACAGAAGAACCTGAGGACCACTCGATGGAGATTGCGAAATTAGACTTAGACAGACAGAAACACACAGATACAACGAATCTGAAACGTGAGGACTTGGCTGAGAAAAAACGCTCTAATAAAGTAAAAGAATCACAAGAAAGTCGTAAGATTGATATTGCTGCAAGAAGGCCAAAAACAACAACAAAGAAATGAGTACAATTCATATAAAGAAATCTAAAGTTGGAACCTTACGCAAGGCAACTGAAACTAAGAAAGGGAAGAGAATACCTGCGAGTAAGTTGGCAATAAAGAAGGGAGATAGCGCGGCTATGAAGAAAAAGAAAGTCTTTGCTCAAAATGCTTGCAAGTGGTCTCATAAATAATGGACTATGAATCAATATCAATGCACAGACTGTAACACAGTTTACGTGTCTGAAGTATGCAACTGTAAGTTGAAGTGTCCAAGATGTGGAAGTAAGAAACATAAACTAGTAAAGATATTAACTAAAAAATTTAAATTCTAATGGGTAAACCAGTTCATAAGTACAATTCTTTAAAGGGTACATTCATATGTACCTACAAGTCAATACAACAAGCCGCAAATGACGCCGATGTTGATGAGTCAACGATACGCAAACAAATCAATAACAAAGACTTATCTTTAATTAAAGGCCATCTTTATTCCTTACGAAGGTGCGACAACATTCTCGAAGGTTCGGATTATGCTGTAGAGGAGGTCGCAGTAAAGTTGCCGCATAAGGCCAACATCTTGCTGATTGACATTGAAACAGCTCCAACAATAGCCGGAGTATGGCGCTTCTGGAAATACAACATTGCCTACAATCAAATCTTTGATCACAGCTACATTCTATCTTACTCATGCAAGTGGCTCCTTGACTCTGAGACCTACTCATCTGTCTTAACTCCATCAGAAGCGATTCTAAATGATGACTCAAGACTCTTAAAGGAATTGTGGAGATGGTTAGACTCCGCAGACATAATCATCGCGCACAATGGAAAAGGGTTTGATATTCCGAGGATTAACACACGTTTAGTACGTTTAGGAATGCCTCCAACATCTTCATACCAAGTTATAGACACTCTGGAAGCTGCAAGGAAATTCTTTGATTTCCCATCCAATACTCTTAAAGCCTTGGCAGAATTCTTAGGACTTACACCGAAGATTGAGAATGAGGGATTTGAGTTGTGGAAGAGGTGCATTTCAGGTGATGAGGAGGCTTTAGGAGAAATGGAGAAATACAATATCGGAGATGTGATCACTCTGGAGGATGTGTACATGTCCCTACGTCCGTACATTCGTCCGCACCCTAATATGGGTTTGTTTGTTGAAGGAGAAGTCAGGAGTTGTCCTACGTGTGGAGGATCTAATGTAATTGAGAACGGTTTCTACACGACACCGATGAATAAGTACAAGGAGTTTACATGTACTGATTGTGGGGCATCCGGGAGAAGTCGTTATGCAGAACCAAAGTTCAAACAAATGCTGTCTTCAATCTCGCATTAAAATGGAAAGTTACAAAGAGCATTCACTAGTGTTACGTTTTAGTGATGAAGGTGTGAATGAACCTAGGTTAATTCGTTCTGTCTTTGCTAAGCTTGAGAAAATAACAGATAGAGCTGGGTTTAAGCGCGACTTCGACCCTCTGGAAATTGATTTAATAAAGAGCACTATTTCTGCAATAAATAAGCAATATGAAAGGATGGAAGAAAAATAGTGCTATAAAATGCAATTTTCCTTCTAAAAATTTGGAACGAGTACGGTAAATGAATTAATTTTGTAAATGCTAAAAATAAGTGGAATATGGAAATACAATTATTTGATACGGAGTTAAACATGACTCCGATTGATATGTCTAAACTTCCGGAAGAGAGTGAGACAAAAGTAGAAGAGGTACTTAAGGATGATCCTGAAAAAGAGTACACTATAATTGAGAATATCGTTGATAAAGCTGGAGAAGAGGAAGCAACAGAAGAAAAGGAAGAGACTAAAAATACAAAAGAAAAGCCCGCCTCTGAACAGAGTGCAGACTCTTCCAAGATTCCATACTCCACTTTAGCAAAGGCACTTTATGAGGAGGGGGTTATTTCATTTTACGACGAAGACGAATTTAAAAAATTAGTTGAAGAGACTGGTTCTGAGGTTGATGCCGTAATTGAATTGAATCGGCAAACGATTGCTGAACAGGTTGAAGGATACAAGAATAGTCTTACACCTGAGGGGAAGAAATTTTTAGAGGCGCTAGAACAAGGAGTACCACTCGATAAATACATTCAAGCAAAGACGTCTGAGTATCAGTACAATCAAATAAAAGATACAACGCTGGCTGACGACGATGACTTATGTAAAGACCTTATTAGAGAGGACTTGTTAACGAAAGGGTTTGACGAAGATGAAATCAAAGATCAGATTAAAGACATTGATGCTCTCGGTAAACTAGAAGCAAAAGCTAAGACTGCTCTTAAACGTCTTAAATCTTTACAACAGGAATCAATTGATAACGAGAAATTAGAAGCCCAGAAACGTCAGCAGGCAGCGATTGAGAGCAATAAGAAGCAGATGCAGTCGATAAAAACTGAGATTGATAAACTTGTAGAGATTGTTCCAGGTCAGAAATTGAATGCTAAGATAAAAGGACAACTCTACGATGCAATTACGACTCCAGCAGAACAACTGGAAAATGGACAGTGGGTAAATGCTGTTTACGCAAAGAGATCGAAAGATCCAATCGCATGGGACATTAAACTTGCCTATCTCGACTCAATAGGAGTATTTGATGGCAAGTGGGATAAAGTTCTAGGCTCAGCAAAATCCGCCGCAACAAAAGAATTGGCTGAGAAACTCAAGGGCGGTAGCATTAGTGGAACCGGTGAACCAAACGCTCCAGAAGGGACTCCAAAAGCAAAAGACGTATTACGCTCAATGGGCGTATTTCAAAATAAAAAATAATTATAAATAAACCTTTAACCCGTTAATTTTTAAACAATGTTAATATCTAAATTACAAACACTTGATCCTAAAGATTGGACTGGGTTAACGACTGATAACCATCTTGGTGCTCTTTATATGCAGCAGCCTCAACTCGTCTCTGAGGTTATTGAACATATCTACAAGGTAAACCTTGGTGGTGACGATGTTGTTAGCTTTATCAATCAATTCCCTGTAATGTACATCGACGATGATGTGCCTTTCGACTGGCTGCTTCAGGGAGCAGATGAGAAAAATATTCCTCTTCTGGGAGCCTACAAACTTGATTATTCGACAGCTCCTACAAGAGCCGGTATTGCACGTTCATCTTTCTTCATGGAATTTGGGGAACGCTTATTTGAACAAACCGATGTAATCGTCGGAGAAAAGACCGAATTGTACAGACTTCGCGTTGTTGCAGATCCGATTTCCAGAGGAACATCTTGGATTTACGAAGTACAGCTCGTCACAGGCGATGACACTTTGTTTGTTCCTGCAGACGAACTCACGGCTGGTAAACGTTGGTCCAAAGACTATTCGCTGGTTGAACAGACTTTGTCAAAGCGTGGTGGTGGAATAGTTCATACAAGTCCGTTTAGGATGCGTAACTGGATGTCCATGATTCGTAAGCAGTACACTGTTCCCGGCAACATGATTCGTAAGGGTCAGAATAAACCGTTGGCATTTGCATGGGTTGATCAGGACGGCAAGAAGATCACTTCTTGGCTTGGTAAACTTGACTGGGACTTCCTGACACAATTCCGTAGGGAACGTGCTCGTTTGTTACTGTATGGTGATGCAAATAAACTGCCTGATGGAACATTTGGTAATGTAGGTGAATCTGGATATGAAATTCGTTCAGGCTATGGTTTGTACGCACAGGTTGCTCCTTCTAATTTGTTCTTCTACAATTCGTTTGACCTTGACTGGCTGACAGAAATTGCTCTTGGTTTGTCTGTAGGAAAACTACCGGAAGATGAACGTAGGTTTGTCCTCTCAACTGGAGAATATGGCGCCTACGCTTTCCACAAAGCAGTTCAGGATAAAGCTTCTGGATGGTCTCCCAACTTCAATCAGGATCGTATTAAGATGACAGGCAATAAGATGTCATACAGCGGACAGTTTATGAAATATGTCTCTGTGAACGGCATTGAGTTTGAAGTCATGATTGATCCTATGCTGGATAATCCAGTGCGTAATAAGATTCAGCATCCCGATGGTGGTCTGGCATCAAGCCGTGAATACAACCTGTGGGATTTTGGAACCGCCAATGGCGAGCCTAATATTCAGAGGGTTGCCATGAAGGGTGATGAGGAAATCTACAAGTACATTCCCGGTATGCGTGATCCTTTCACTCCTTACAATAATGTAACTAAGCCTGGTATGGCTGCTACAAGTGTTGACGGATATGAAATTCACAAGCTCTACATCGGAGGCTTAAGAGTTAAAAACCCAATGCGCACAATGCGTATTGTACCTAGCTTGTTAGCCTAATTAATGATTAACAATCATCAACAAATATTAGACGATTCGGTAGGGTTTGCAGTTATTTACAAGATTACAAGCCCTTCCGAAAAGTCTTATGTGGGGCAATCAGTTAATTTCAAGGAAAGATATTCAACATACAGAAGATTAAAGAAGAATAGTATTGGAAACAAGATATTTAATGCTTTAAATAAGTACGGTGGAATCGAAAATTTTGAAATTGAATTGCTTTGTAAAATACCATTAATTGATGATTTAATAAACTTAAAGAAACAGTTAGACTCCTTAGAAGTCTTTTACATCAAATATTGTGACTCGTTTAACTGTGGTTACAATTCAACAATAGGAGGAGAAGGATCATTAGGAAGAATAACTAAAGAAGAAACTAAACAGAAAATAAGTATTGCAAATAAGGGGAATAATGCAGTTGATGATGTAATATGCACGTGTGCAACTTGCGGAAAAGAATTTGGAGTGCAGCCCTGGTCTTTCAATAAAAGGATTAAACAAACTAAAACTGGCAAACTATTCTGTTCTGTAAAATGCACAGCAAAATACAATAGAAAAGAAACATCAATCATAACTCCTTGTGGATATTGTAGTAAAGACATTATTTACCCTAAATGGAAATATAATACAAGAATGAAAAACAGCACGACTGGAAAATTATTTTGTGGTACTAAATGTTACAGAAAATATTTAAAAGAAAAAGCTACCTAGGTTTTTATTTTTGAACCTTAATCAAGGATAGGTACAGCAGAGTGGAGCAGTGGTAGCTTGTGAGAATCATAATCTCAAGGTCGTGGGTCCGAATCCCACCTCTGCAACTACGAAGTGGAAGAGTTAATTACTAATTAAAAACAAGTATGGAAACACAAGTTAAGAGGAATATTATAAGTGAGGGAATCGAAAAGGGTTTCCTTACTGATAAGAAAGTTAAATTGATTGCAGTACCTCGTGATGGAGCAATGATTTCTGAAAAGACACACGTTGGTTATTACAGGTACGACGGAACAAAAGTTAGTTGGGTTCTGCCCAAAAGTCGCAGCACTCATAACCTAGTTCAAGTATTAACACCAGAAGAAAGAGTATTTTTTGAAGAAGCGTTGGATATTGATCTTAACATTTACAAAAAAGAGGATAATTTTTGGCACACGTTTAGAGTTGAGATTGAGAAGGGGGATGCTTTCATGCAATTCGGACTTGAACTTGATTTGAGTGAGCCAATGCAGAATTTAAAATGGCGTTTGTGGAAAACAGCACCGTTTGTTGCAAAGTCTTGGGAAGATCGTTATGAAAGCGGAGAATACATTTTAGCTCTTGTGGATTCAGATTATCAAGAAGTGCAGCGTGCTAATAAATCAACTAAGAATATCAAAGCTTACAAGCACTTGGGTAAAATTGAAGGATCAAACGTTAAACTTTATGATTTCTTGTCAATCTATTCATTGCAGAATTTAAAAGCTAAACGTCCTGATTCTGATGCAAATACAGAGGCACTTGTAGCACAGGCACAAGAGATTATTGAGAATGACATCACCGGCTATCTTGCCATCGCAGAGGATCCTTCTTACGAGCAGAAGTTATTGGTTCATAGGGCAATAGGTGCTGGAGCGATTGAGAAGAAGTTTAACTCTAAGGAATACATGACACCTGAGGGAAAACACTTGGGTAATAATTTGGAACAAGTTATTCACAACTTGCTTGACCCAGATTATCAGGAAGATTACTTAAGGATAAAAGCCGTTGTAAGTGCGACACAGAAGAAAAGTAAAGAATAATGACTAACGCAGAGTTAAAAACCAGATTCTTAATAGGCTATGAGTTCGTTGCCAACAATTTAGCGCCGGGATATCTCGACTCTGAAATATCTGGATTTTTAAATCAAGGCATGGATTTGATAGTTGATGAGTTGTACGCAAATGGTAATATTGGAAGTATTGCAGAAGTTTTAGTGAAAACTGAACCGGGAATTGTTGCTTACTTAACTCCAGCTGAAAATTATGGGAATTATGCTTATTGGACTGTGCAGAATACTCTATCAGACTTAAGACATCTGGTTAATGCAAAAGCAAAAGTTCTTAGATATCAACCTTTTGCAATAAATTCAGAGTGGATTGAATGCGAGCCGATTGATAATAGGATTGCTGAGAAATGGGTTACTACATCAATAAACATGCCTATTATCATTTATCCTAAAATAGTGTGGCACGGAACGGTAAATGGATACGCAGTAATATTTGATGCTTACAGTTCAGTTGAGGAGTTTCAGGTGATGTACATTAAGAATCCTGTAAGGATAGACGTGGCTGATGGATTAACGTGTGAACTCCACACAAAGCTGCATCAGAAAATAGTTGATAAGGCGATTGCCTTAGCGATGAAAGCAACTGATGCTGAGAGAGCACAAAAAGAAGTACAAATAAATCAAGCTTTATGACAGCGTTAGAAATGAAATACAAGTTTGATATTAAGATGCGTCAACTTCTTAAGTCTTTAAATCATCCGTTTAACACGCATGAAATAAACAGACTTTTGAACGAGGCTCAACTTAAGCTTGTACGTCAGTATGCTGATGTATTTGATAGGAATGAAGACGTCAGGAAAATCTTAGCAGTTTTGGTAGATGCCGGAGAAGTTACATCATTTGCTGTTGGAAATACATGTCATCCAAACGGAAGATTAGTTACACTAGCAAGCGACGTTCTCAATGTTGTTTCTGAACGAGTTAACAATTCTAACGACATTAAAATTAAACCGATGTCTCAGGATGAGTACATTGTAAATATTAAGAATCCATTCAAACAACCAGATGCTAATACCGTTTGGAGATTAGACAGACTTGACTCTCAAGAATTAATAACAGATGGAATTGTTGGAATTATATCGTACCAGTACGACTACATCAAAATGCCTCCAGACATTAACATTGATACTGGGGTAGATTGTGCTCTACAGAGTCAGATTCATGAGGACATTATAAATCTTGCCACTGAGTTGGCGCTTATCATCATTAACAGACAATTAACTAAAAACAATAACGAAAAATGAAACGATTATTTTCAATTCTAATCATGCTGTTTGTTTCCACAATCCTTCTTGGACAAGTAGTAACTAATTACAAAGAGGGGGATTTTACAGGTAAACAACTTAAAGCCAAATCTTGGAAGTTTGACAATAACTGGCTTATTGATAAAGGTGCGACCGGAACTATTAGTTGGAAATACAACGGAACTGCTGTAGCTACAATGACTTCAGCTGGAACATTCGCTCCTACAGCACTTAGTACTGCAACTTTAACTGGAACCACAACTACGGGAACTACTATTACAGCCACAACTACTCTTGGTGTAGGGTCTCAAACTTTAACACAGACCAATACAAATATGGCTACGCTCAATAATTCTTTGAAAGTAACTGATACTCTGTTCCTTGGAGGTGTTGTTCAATATTTGATGAGGACCGCTGGAAACAGTAATAGGATTAATTTTGAAGGTTCTGTAGCAACTGGCGCAAGTGATACTATTACTGCAGGACTTGGTGAACTTACGTCTCTTAAAGTTTCTGGGACATCATTACTCTCCGGAGCAGTAACTGCATCTGTATTACCTACATTTAGTATTGCTGCAGGACAAGTAACAATGCCTGCTGCAGATACAATTGGATTCGCAGTTGCTGGACTTACTACTAATGCAATTGTATTAGTATCTCCAGTAGGAATTCTCGCCACAACTGATACAATGCCGTATGTAAAAACAGTTCGTGCTGGATGGCTTACACTGGGAGGGAAATACGCCAGTGTTTCAAATTACTGGATTCCAAAGAAATAACTATTTTTAATTTTTGATTTTTTTTTATTAACTTAATACAAAACTAACAATGAATCTTTATAATCAAAAGAACATTCTCAGCGTAATTGTTGGGAAAAACGAAACCTATGTTGCGGAAGATGTTTTAATTGATAACTACGCCGATCTTAATGACGGTAATGTAGCAATTATAGACTTGGATAATGTCGTTAGAGATACTGCTGCTGGGTCAGCCTTGGCTGCAACTGAAATACTTAGGTTCGTGACCAGAGTCGGAAATCAACTTATTTACACACCTCATTTTAAAGTTGGAGACATTGTTTCAATGACTGCTAAGGGATATTTAGCCGCTACACAGCAAGTATCATATCTTGGCTACGTTGGTAGCGGAACTGGAAACATTGAAGCAATTGACAACAATGAATACATTTTGCGTGTTCTCGTTGAAGGAACAACTGCTCAGTTTGGTAACAAACAGATGTACAAGTTTGGTGCTTACAAATCAGGTAATGCCGCAACTTCTGCTGAAGTAGCGATTGGTTTGGTTGACAATCTTGTTTACAATTTTAAACGTGAGCCTATTTCAACAATTAAATTTCAGGCTATTTGTAATGTAGCGGTAACTACTGCTAATGGATTCAAAACTGGTCAGGAAGTAACTGTTGTTAATGGTGAGAATTTTGTAACCTGTGAAACTGACGTTACTTACACGGCAGCTGGAAGTTCTACTTTGGTTGCTGGTGACTATCTTAGGATTGGTTCTGCAACTGATACTAACGCTGCTATGACACTAACATCTGGTGTCTATGAAGTAACAAGCATTAGTGGAACTACAGTTTATCTTGATAGGCCTGTAACTGCTGCTTCTGGAACTTATGATGATGCTGGTGGAACACCTACAATTGAGGTTATCCCATCCGCTACTGGATTGGCTGCTACTTGGGGTATTAAATGTACCGGTATTGCAGCGTCTAATTTTAAACCTGGTGTGTTTGATGACCAGCTGGTACGTTTCAAACTGGAACCTGAAGGAATGGGCGCTACTGCTGTGACTTACACAACTGCTGCTGTTAAGGGCTATGGTACTTACAGTCAAATTGCTGAGCTTGAATGGTTTGCACAAGGTAATCTTACTCACGGATTTAGAGTTGATACTCCTCCTGTAACCTTACACGCACAAGCTGCTTCTGGTAGTACTTACGAAACTATTACTATCAAGTACAAGATTCGTGGTGGTGGTCAGGATAGTGTAACTGGAACTACTCCAGACTCTTATGGGGAAATCCTCTTGGCTTTTGTTGTGAATTCAGACTGTGGAGATAAGATTCACGCCACTCTTACTGAGTATCTTACTCTTGCCGCTTGGTAACAACTAATAATTAAATCTGAAAAATGGGGTGAGCTTCGGTTCACCCCAAATTTCAATCTTTTCTTTTTTTGCTTACTAATTTTAAATTTTAAAAATGGCATTAGCATTAAGCCTTAGTTATTTACAACAAGATAGTTGCGGAGAGTTGGTGCTTACAGATACGTCTGGTGCCTACAATGTGACTACAAATCCTACTGGCTGGGGTTCTCCTAATTTAGCTTGTGATACCGGCGCAATAACTTACGCTGAGATAATTATTAAAACCTACACTGACTCACTAACTTTATCTGATACGTCAACAGTTGACGTTATTGCAGACTGGAAAACATTGACTACATTAACGTCTGCAGCATTCGATACTGGAACCACAGTGTCAAACATGATTTACACAATTCCTCTGAACTTACCAGATGGAGTTCATCAGATTACTTATCAAGTTGGAGATGGGGCAACTTACGCCAACTCAACAAATCAAGCAACGATTACTTACAACATCGCAACTTACTGTAACATAGAATGTTGCGTCGAGCAATATCTAGCAGACTTGCACAATAATTACACGTGTGTAACGTGCAATAACGATTACCTTAATAAGACACAAATCCTTTGGACTCTATTGCAAGCACTAAAACTGGCGGCATGTAGTTCAAACATTGATACTTATTTAACAATATTAGAAACACTGCAGACAGCATGTTCTGATGCTGGTTCTACGTGTTGTTCATAACCCTTTAATAATCAGTTGATATGAGCTGCCAAAGCACTTACAGCCCCCCGATAACTCTCCCAACAGCATTACCAGGAAGCACTGGAGCAACTGGTGCAGCTGGAGCTGATGGGAATAGGGTATTAATAAATTCTTCAGGAACTTCCAGCGGAACTGGAAATCAATCTATTGTTACTGATTCAATGACTGGTGGAACTATTACACAATATGACAATATTGAATATGAGGCTTATTGTAGGTTCACTACGTCGTATGTTGGGACGGTGTATTTCAAATTGGGAACTGAAACAATATTAACCCATTCAATTGGGGCAAATGATGTTTACACTCCACCTGTTGGAAAAACTGAATTTGTTCTGTTACTTAAAGCAAGAGTAACCTTTAAAACAACTGCTACAGAAGATTATGTCTCTTCAATCGAAGCTGTGGAAGATTCTGTAACAAAGGTCACAAATCCATTAGTTTCATGTACAGAGAATTCTGCAAATGCACTTGATTTAGTGTTAGGATGTAATCCTTCTGCTGGCACAGTAACATGTGATTATTTTATTGTAACAAGATCAAAAGCTAATTTGATTTAAAAAATGGCAATACAGAAAATACAGATGTTGGCAGCTGGTGGTACAACTACTATTGCCGACAACAACATATTTAATTCTTACTACGTTTACACGGCCGCCACAGTAACGTTATCTTCCAGCTTTACCGTCACAATGGCAACACCCAGGAATGGGCAAAGAGTTAGGTTTGAATACAATCCTGGAACAGTTACTTTAGGAGGTAACACAATAACGTTTATGGGAGTTACAATGCCAGATGATTACGCTTCAAAAAAAGTAAATGTTGATTGTTACTACAACGGTTCAGCATGGACAGTTGACTACACTCCGGCATTTCAGGAAAGCGATATTGTTACTTCTGCGATGATTAAAGACGTCGCAGTTGCCAAAGTCACAGGAACTGCTTCAAAACTCATGGAATTTACAGCTGGTGGAGTAGGTCAGGCATCAGCGACTACTACGACTGAAGCTGCATTTCTTGCAGGAGCTGTCGCTGGAACAGTTGCGGTTAATAAAGTAATCATCCCCACAACAGGCAAAGTCATTGATGAAATTGATGTCACCTTACTGAAAAAGGGTGGAACTACGATAACTTCAACTGGAGCAGAACTTAATAAATTAACTGGAGTTACAGCAACACCTGCGGAAATAAATGTAGTCGCAGGAGTTACTGCCGGAACAGTCACTGCAAGTAAAGCCGTTGTGGTTAGTGCTGCTGGTAAGGTTGATACATGGGACCCAACAGTCCTTAAAATAAACGGACAAACAGTTACAGCATCAGGAACAGAGTTATCTGAACTAAATTCTGCTGGAGTTGTAAACGCGGATTTTGTTGTTCTTAAAGACTTAGCCGCAAACGGAGTAGTTGAAGCAGATCTTGCTTTAATAGCTGGTGCAGCGTCTGCAGGATTAACCGCCGCAGACCTACAAGGAGTTGCTACAGATGCTGCTGCAAGAGTTCGTGTAAAAACTGCTACTGTAATTACAGACGGTTCTATTGACAATGCTACTGGAGTTGTGTGTTTAACATTAACTGCTGATACCTCATTAACTTTGGCTGACGGTTCTACAAATTCTAAACAAGTAATAGATGTTATTATTGTAGCAAACGCCGCCTCAGCATTTGATGTAACTTTTACAGACACTGGTTCCACATTTTATTATGCTGGAACATCAGCAAGTGATACAATAACAATTGCAACGCCAGCACCAGGTTCAATGATTAAGCTGGTTAATTCAGATACAAATAAGTGGGTAATAGGAACAACGTAAAATATGAGCGCATACAACGATTACATGGTCAAAGTATCAACGTACTTCGTTGCACTTGCAGACCATTATTGTAAATTACTATCTCAAGGCGTAGATGATTGTTGTGTCAAGATGAAATTAAACATCTTGGCTATGTATTTGGATACTATTCCAAGAGTTAGCAATGAGAATTGCCTTACCAACGCACAACTCGCCGCAATTTCAAATCACATCAATGAATTAACAGGTTATTCTGGTTGGGGAACGTTAACAAATACAAACGTAATAACTCCTCCAACATCAATCGTCGTCTCCAGTAGTTCCGCAGTATTACCTGTAGCATGGAACATTACAATAGGTACTGCTCCAACAATAGTCACGTTTGACCACACGTTAGGAGTCGGAGGAACAAGTTGGGCAATGACTTACATCGCAACGACATCCGGAGGAGATTCTGTATTTGTGAAGTCTATTACAAATAGAACTTCAAGCGGATTCACCGTTGATGCCTATGAAGATAATGTAAATTTTGAAGGTTCAGCAACATTAATTGTTTAATATGAAGAAACTTTTTTTATTATTATTATTTTTATTACCTTTATTTGTATTAGCCCAAGCTCCGATTAAGACGGTTAAGCTCACTGCTAATGAAATTTATTTTGCAGCACCAACACTATCATCTAAAGATTGGATGATGGTGGTTGATACTGTTACTGGAAAGGCTTACGTTAGACGCGTTAGTGATTTAGTTAGTGGTCTTACAATAGATACAACACATTTTCTACACAGTTCAGATTTGTTGTGGCAATACGACACAGATAGTGTTCTTGTAAATAAGAATGTAAATGGTAAAATAAGAATAAAAACTGTTGAACCAGGCTCAGCTTCGGACAACTTATTAACTAGAACATCTGGCGGAGACATACAAGAAATATCTGCTTCTACAATCTCAACACAATGGTACGAAGGAAGTGAGGTATTATACTATATTAATAAACCGTTTGTAGGTATTGGAACTAGTAACCCAACAACCGCATTAACAGTTGTAGGAACAACTATGGTCGATGATTTGACTGTAAACGCTGATGCTAATGTATTCGGGTCATTAGAAGTTGCAGACAGTGTTTATCTCCCCCCCGTAATAACCTCGCCAAAATCATTTTCCGCTGTCTCTGATTTTACAATGGTTTTCATCGGAGATATGCACCAGGTAATCCCGACAAACAACTGGTCAATCGCTGCCAATTCAATTACCCGCTGGATTAAGGCGCACAAAGTTGATAGCAATATTGTAGCAGTTATGGTCGGGGGGGATATTTCAAATGAAGACGCCGAATGGGTGCAGGCCATAAAAGGATTTGATACGCTGGCAGTAAGTGGGATTCCTTACATTGCCTCGATGGGTAACCATGACTATACCGACTTACCTACACGTGACCGTACCGGGTGGAATACCAATCTACCTGTATCAAGATTCTCGGATGAAACGTGGTACGGAGGTGTACATAATTCTACCACTGCCAATATGTTCATAAAATTTTCTGTTGGTTCAGATGACTTTCTGATTTTAAGTCTGGAAATCCTGCCTGAAGATGCAGTCCTAACGTGGGCGGATAGTGTTGTCACGGCCAACTTTGACAGAAAAGTAATTATCTGCACTCACTATTTTTTGAAGTACACCGGATTAAGGGCTACCAGTGCTTATTCTGATTTGGGTGTTGCTGGGAATAATCCTACGCAGGTGTGGGATGAATTCGTAAAGAACCATGAAAATATTATCATGGTTGTCAATGGTCATGATGTAGGCGGGATTGGGTCTGCAAAACTTGTCTCTGTTGGTGACAGCGGAAATATTGTCAATCAAATTTACAATAATTATCAGGAAACTACGACCGGGGACATGGTGACCGAAATCATGCTTTTGAATTTTTCCCCCTCGTCAGGAACCATTAACACCACGGCTTATGCGACGCTTACAAATACTGTCGATACGATTGGGAATTATCATCTACCGTACACCCCTTCCGTATTTAACATGGATTTAAGGAGTACGGAAAACGTCTTAGCATCAGGGGATATTTCAGCAGCCGGGGTTATTACGGCTGATAGGGGGGTCCAAACTTTTGGTGATATTTCAAGTAGCAGTGGACTAAACATTGGAGCAAATGCGAGAATTGATAGCGTATTAACAGTTAAGGGTGAAACCAAGTTAGATTCAAATGCTACGGTAAAATATGATTTAACAGTTAAAAAAGATTTATACGTTGATTCAACTGCAAATATTACCGGGGATCTTAACGCCTACGATGATGTTAATATATCTAACGACCTGTTTGTCGAAGATACAGTAAGGATTAAAAGTTTAAAACAGCAGACTTCTGTTAGTTTAGATTTGTATGCCACAACAGCCCCAACAATGAGATTAAAAAGCTATGGCGTCGTACCTTCAATCAGATTTTTCAGAATAAACGGAAGTATCTCAACACCTACGGCCACCACCACCGGACAGGCTATTGGCTCAATTCAGGGTTGTGGGCATAATGGAACATCCGAAACGCTCAACCGGGCACAATTTGGAATGACAGCGGCAGAAGATTGGACTTCAACAAATAATGGAGCATATGCATGGATAGGCACCACCGGGATAGGTACTACTAATCAAGTTGAACGAATTCGCATAACCGATGCTGGCAACGTCGGCATAAACACCACAAACCCAACCGCAACTCTTCATGTTGCAAGTAAATCGGCCTCTGCGCCACAGTTCAGGACTTACACATCAGTATTAGGTGAAGCAAGCCCTACTGATTCACTTGGATTGTACGTAGACCCTACAGGCAAGGTTGGGGTGGGGACTACGGCACCGACATCGCCATTGCACGTTGTTGGCGCAATTTACGGAACAACGACAATTACAGGTATTTCAAATATTCAGACAAATCAATATACATCTGCAACAACGGCTGATTTGAAAATTTCATCCCGTATTGCAAAGAGCATACTTTTTGAGACTGAATATGGTGGTACTGCATCCGAAAAAATGCGAATTACTCCATCGGGTGTTGGCATCGGCACCACGAACCCACAGGCAAAACTCCACATCAAAGACGGGGCAATCAGGGCGGGGGTGATAGCGTATGCAACCATTGATTCAACCAAGATGATAGCCCCTAAATTCATCGCCACGGCAACAGATACGACCGGAGTAGGTTCAACTGCCAATGTAGGCTCGATGATGTACTACAACGGACACTTTTACGGGCTGGTGGCTGGTTCACCGCCTGCATGGAAACAACTTGACGCACCGTAATAAGGATTTATTATGAAACTATCACAATCACAACGGATATTCAGCCTGAACTTAGCCAAACTCATAATTTGGATATACGACAACGGCATGGAGTGTACAATGGGAGAGGTTTTGCGCACCCAAGAACAGCAAGAAATCTATGTGAAGTCCGGTAAGTCGAAGACAAGCAATAGTAAACATTTGCTGAAATTGGCGGCGGATATTAACCTGTTCATTGGTGGCGAATACAAGACTGATAAGGAGAGTTACAAAGAAATGGCCAAATATTGGAAAAGTTTACACGAAAATAATGTGGCTGGTTATGATTGGGGATGGGATAGTAATCATTTTGAAATGAAGCCACAATGAAATGGCTTAAAGAAAACGTTTCTTTACTAACCTTATTCTCTGTAATCATCTCCTTATGTGTTTACATTTATCAAAATGACAGGAGTAATAATAAAGAAGAGCATCAGAAACTTGAAGTAAAAATCGACAAAGTGATTGAAAAAATGGATAATAACGAAATTCAAAAATATGAAAGATGGGAACAGATAATAAGCGATTTACAAGACTCTTTAAACAAAAAGAAACAACCATTAAAGAGGTTTCAGACAAAATAAAAAGATTAGGCGAATTAACAGAACACATTGTTCAACTTAAAGACATCGCAACATTTAAAGAAAATAAAGTCAATTATTTAACAGACTTTGGTTCGTGTGAAGGAGTTGGAGTATTTAAGAATAAACATGTTGCAGTTCAAATATCTGAAATGTCAAAAGAAACAAAGTTACTTTGTCACGAACATATTGAGACTGAAATTTTAGTACTGTACGAAGGAGACTTATTAATAACCTTTCCAAAATATTCTACCAACGTTGTTATCGGAGAACCTTTAACAATTCACCCAGGAACTCCACATGAAGCATCTACAAATAGCGGATGTAAAGTGGTTGCAATAACTATCCCAGCATCTACAGGTTATCCACAATCTAACATTACTACAATATGACAGAGCAAATTCATTATGTAAGTGTGGTTCAAGACCCAATTTTCTGGACCGTAATCGGATTCATCCTGGCGGCAATAGCCTTACTCTACAAACTTATCTACAATCTCAATGAAAAGTTAACTAAAGCAACGACATCTTTAACGGTTGGAATGGATAACTTAGTTAAAGTCTTGGATAAATTTCTGGAAGATCGTAAAGATAAAGACGAGAAATACTACGAATGGAAAGAAAAAGTAGACGAAGTTAAGATTCAACATAAAATGATGACTAATGCTGCACAAATTATTAAATCTCACGAACAAAAAGAATCTGATTGATGTTAGTATTGCAGCGAGAAATAAGATTAATGAACTTTATGACGAAGATTTAAAGGACGCAATCTGTGAAAACTTACATGAATTAGAAAGGGAACTAAATTTTGTTGACCAACAACTGAGAATATTTATTAACTTAAAACAAAAACAAAATGATAAGATTAGATTACATGACACTTGATGAGGCTCGGTACATTATCGACCATCAAACAGAAGAAACTGATGCTACAGCGGAAGAATTGTTGTTTTATTACAATCTTACAATTGACTTACAGGAAGACTTTGAATCCTTTGACCCTAATACAGACGAAAAAGTAAGCGGAGAAGCTTTAAAAGAAAAAATACTCAGCGATTATTCACCAATGAAAATAAAGTAATGAAAAAGATTATCACACTATTGATGTTGCTAATGATTACATTTGCAGCATTTTCACAAGAACCTGAATCTGTTATTATTGGAAATCAGATTTGGATGAAGAACAACCTTAACGTCGGGTCGATGGTTACAACGCCACAAACGAACAATAACGTCGTCGAGAAGTATTGTTATCAAAACAACCCGGCAAACTGTAATCTGTACGGAGGTTTGTACAATTGGGAAGAGGCGATGAACTACATGACAGAAGAAGGTGTGCAAGGGATTTGTCCTGACGGATGGCGTTTACCAACAAATGACGACATTGAAGAGCTTTATACTTTCCTCAACGGAAAAGAAACGTGTGCTCCAGCATTAAAGAAAGTTGGGAAGTGGGAATTTGCAAGAGCAACGTGCACCCCTCAGCCAAATAATTTAAGTGGTTTCTCCGCAATTCCGTCTGGAACCAGAACTTCATGGGGTACCTTTATGGGAAACACAGTCACAGCTTTGTGGTGGACATCTACTAAAGTTGAAGGAACAACTCCTACAAATGAGGCAGCTTGTTATTTTGGAGTAAGGTACTGCAGTTCAGACATTAAAGCTGGAATTGGAAATCAATTCTTTACGCACCCAACAAAAGCTCAAGCCATCTCAATCAGGTGTATTAAAGAATAACAAAAAATATTACTTGCTTTCGTCTTAATTTTACCTTATCTTTGCAAAAATGAAGACTAGCCCCAAAGGAGTTGAATTGATTAAACATTTTGAAAGGTATCAACCAAAAGCCTTAGCTAATAGCAATGGGGTTATGTACTATGGTTATGGGGCAAAAAGACATTACGATGGAACGACAATTAAATACGGAGAAACAATTACAGAAAAAGAGGCAAAAGATTTATTGTTACATGACTTAAGTTTTCTAGAGAAAAGAGTTTCCTCCCACTTTAAAGTTGTTGACCAGGATCAGTTTGATGCACTCATGAGTTTTTCGTACTCCGTTGGCTTTGGTTTCTTATTGTCGAGTAACCTCAGGAAAATGATTCTAAGGAATGTTAAGGATGAAGCAATAGGATTAGAATGGGTGAAGTGGTCTTACGATGGAAAATACAAATTAAGGCAGTTGATTAAAAGAAGAAAAGCAGAGTACGTTTTATTTAGTACAGGAAATTTAGACTTTACAAATGAGTAGAAACAAGAATAAAATATCACCAACACAGCGTTATGACGTATTTATGTCATGGTTGTCTTGGTTTAAAAGTAGGAGGAAGTGATGAAGAGAAGTGATATTGGAGCGTTTCAGGAGCAACAACCTAACGGCAAGATTGCAACCAGTTGGACGCGTATTACGTTAACAGTTCCTTTACTAATGGCTGTAGCGTATTTGTTTTTTGTATTGTGGGAACATCACACACAATTTAATACAATTCTAGATTTCCTTAAAGCTGGGATTATTGATAAAGGATCTTTCGTAGCTATTTCATCTGTTTTAAAAACGGTTGATTATGTTGTTCTTGGCTCCTTATTAAGCATTACTTTTGGAGTAAAACTATTTCAGAAAGGTCAAGAAAATAAGGCTTTAGACAACGAGATAAAGGAAACTCCAACAGAAGTAAAATTAGAACAATTAAAAACGGAGGCAAATAATGTCACGAATCCTTAACTACATTCTTGGAGCTTTAGCTCTATTTTTATTAATAATGTTTATCGCCGCTAAGTGCAGTGATTCTAAGCACATTAAGGAGAACGCCTCACTTAAGAACGAATTATTCGCATGCCAGAATGCTCCTGTAAAGAGTGACACAGTTTTTATTTATGACACAATCGTTGAGTACAAATACATTAAACCCAAACCATCTTCAAAGCCAAATGACGAACCAGGATTACCATCCGTTACCACTACTGGATGTGACAATACGAAGGCCGTGTACTACTCAGAAACATTCTCGAAACAAGGAGCAAAAATCCATTGGGAGGCGCTTACTGGTTGTGAGAATGATTCTGCAATTATTCAGTACATTAGATTTCCTGAAATCATTGTTCCAAAAGAAATCATCACCAATACTAAAACAGTAACAGTTGAGAAAAAAGTCGAAGTTCCAGCAAAGATTAGAAGTAAATTTATGGTTTATGGCGGAACGTTTGCGAATAATCTGTCAAGCTTTCCTGGGCTAGAACTTGGGATGGGATATTTACACAAGCAGGCATGGGGGATTACAGCTGGTCCAATGTACAACGATAAGAAAGTTTATGGTTCATTAAAAGTTTTTGTAACATTTTAAATTTAATTTGATGGATACTATTAATGTTAAAAAAGATATTCTAAGGAGTATTTATTCTGCAATTTCAGGTTTGTTCAAACAGGCGTTAATTGCGAAGTCAACCGCTCTTGCTACAAATTTGGTAATTAAAGCTGGACCTGGAACTCTTTACAAGTTAGTTGTTTACAGCGATAAAAAATCTGTGCAATACATCCAACTACACGATAGTGCTACACTTCCAGGAAATGATGTTATTCCAGCATTTACTTTTTTAGTAGCTGCAGAAGGATTGGTGGAATTACCAATTCATACTATTAAAGGACTTAATTTCACAACTGGCATCGTAGCATGCAATAGTTCTACAGCAGCAACAAAAACTTCAGGATTGGCTGATTGCTGGTTCCACGCACTTTATGTCTAAAACAAATAAACGATGAATCTGACACTCAACGCGTTAGCTTATGACCTTCATCTCACAATTCGTAATGGTCGAATAGTCGATGATGATGATTTGGATATCCGACAGATTAAGTTTTGGATTCGTAATAATCGTGCTGTTTGGATAAAGAATGAATTAACTAAAGGCAATCCTATTCCACAACGTTTTATTCAAGACATGGGATGTGTGGAATTAGAAAAATCAGACATAGGGATTTGTGTTCCAGTTGGGTGCACAATTTTAAGGACTGTCTCAGAAGTTCCAAACATGATTGAAGTCAGAGGATTACCATCGTTAACAAGAGTTGGTCCGGCAATAGTAAACACAGGAACTTTCACAATAATTCCTTACGAAAGAGTTCCTTACGTAGGCAACGGACGATTTAATTCAAATGCGATTTATGCTTTCTGGAAAGACAATCACGTTTATTTAGTAAGCAACTCCTCAAGTTTGAACTATTCTGGAATGAAGAAAGTCAACATCAGAGGAGTTTTTGCAAATCCAGAAACAGTTCCTGGTTATGACGACACAAAAGATTACCCAATTTCAGAAACTTTGTGGGTTTATCTTAAAGACATAGTTTTAAAGTCAGATGTTACAATGTTCTTACAGACAATAGGAGATGTAGTTAATGATTCAAACGACACTACCCAGCCGCAGGAGAGCGGGCAAAGAGAACTATTACAAAGCAACAGTTAGGAATACAGACCTTTACAGATTCTACACAGACAAATACGGAACACCTACAAAAGGTGGGTGTGCGTTGCCGACGTTTAGAAGGGTCATAAACGATTTTAATTTTTACTTAGCAGAGTGTTTGCTAAAAGGTGATAAGATAGAACTTCCTCATAGACTGGGAAGTTTATCTGTTATTAAGAAGAAACAAAGAATAAGATTACGTTTTGATAACACAATTGATACGAAATTCTTAATAATAGATTGGCCTAAGACTTGGGAATACTGGAAAAAGAATAGTGAAGCAGCTTTAAAGAAGAAGTTGCTTTATTACATGAATGATCATACTGATGGATTTAGATACAAATTCTTCTGGGATAAGTACGGAATTAACTCTGAGCACATCAGATTTTTTTCATTTAAACCATCTCGTTTATTGAGCAGAAGACTCCCAGAAGTTTTAGCTGACGAAGACACAATTAAAAATTACGCAGAATTATGTTAGACGGAAGATACGTAAGTTCAAAAGCAATAGTCGAAGCAGTATTAAGAGACTATTCATTCAGGCCAACTGATGTTGACATTGAAGCTATGAAGGAACACATTTTTGACGCGATGTTAAAGATTGGTGTTCCTACTGCATTTAAAGACGAAGTTGATGTAATTCAAATCACAGACTACATCGGAGAGTTACCTTGTGGCTTAATTGACATTCATCCTGGGATGGTTAGAATGCACGGAACACAAAGACCTTTAATATGGTCCAGTGACCGGTTCTACTCAGTTCATATGCCCGTTGAGACTCAGACAAACTCTCCTGACATTAATGACCCTTATTACACAGCGTATTCTGATGCTCCTACCATTATGGACAAAGATACTTACGCTCAATATTACACGTACTATCTTAACGACAATTACATCTTCACGAATTTTAGCGACGGCTATGTTGATATTGCTTACAAAGCTTTTCCTGTGGAAGATTGTTGCGGAGAACAGTGGCCTTTAGTTCCAGACAATGTTCGTTACATCGAAGGAGTACGCACCTACTGTGCTGAGAGGATTGGGTTTAAGGCATGGATGAGGGGGGATATTACAGACAAGGTTTATCAGAAATTAGAACAGGATCGTATTTGGAATATTGCATCAGCTAATACTGCCGGAAGAGTTCCGTCATTAGACCAAATGGAAAGTCTCAAGAATCAATGGTTAACTCTCAATCCTGATTTACAGCAGCATTCACAATCATTTCGTTATCTTAATCGTCGTCAACGTATTAGAACACACACATCATAATGATAGACTCAGCTATTAACACTTTTACTAAAGGGCTTAATAGAGATGTGAGTCCTTCAAAATATTCTTCAGAGAATTACTATGACGCTCTTAACGTTAAGATTGTCTCTGATGAACCGTTGAATCATTTTAGCATCACCAACGAAAAGGGGAATACCAACGTTTTTAATGTGCCTGACGTTGGTCCAGTTTACAGTTTAACGTGTGTGGGAACAGCGATTAAGTTTGTTCTATCTTTAGATACATCATCTGCATTCGTTGTTTCCCATCTCTACAACTTGCCGTCGGGATGGACTTACGAAATGCTTTACAACCAAATGGTTGTAAACTATGCTGTTCAAATTGCAGCAGGTCACTTTAAGGTTGTTAAAACGTTAGACAGGATTATTTTTGTTTCCTTAAAGTCAGACATTGACACACTCACGGTTGCTAATGTTACAGGAACATCAACTGTCTCTACAGTCCTTCCAAGCTTACACAATCTCCTCATTATCGGAGGATGCCAATTAAGAGACTACTTAGTTGTAATGACTGTTGGAACACCTACGGCAGACTCAACAAGTGTGCTAAGTAATGGACAATTATGGCGATTAGAAATTGAAGAAGGGGGAACTGTGGATGGCATTCTTGCTGGCAACATGTTGGATCCGTCTGTCCATTTAATCTACAATAATGCGCTTAATTTTTCAACAGGACACAGAATTGAAGCTTACAGTAATTATGAGTCGTCAGAAGTTGGGAAAGTTTACTTTACTGATAACAATAACAATTTCAGGCACGTAAATATCTTTGACACAAATCTGTTTGCTTTACAGCCCTATCAACTTGAGTTAATGCCAAACGTTTCTTTCGGCGATGTAACCATACTCAGTGTTGATTCTTCCGGCAACTACAAGTCTGGAATGGTTCAATACGCTTATCAATATTACAATGTTCATGGAGCACAGACTGTCTTCTCAAATCCAACAGGGTTAATACATCTGACGAAATCTCCAGAAACTCTGGCTAATACCAAAACTTACTTTGGTACAGCTGTTGATGAGAAAGTTGGGAAATCCGTGAGTCTTAAGATATCTGACCTTGATAGGAGCTTTACGAATGTTAGAGTCGTTGCGATTTATTATGAGAAACTAGACGGAAGTCCTGTAATTTCTGTAATACGTGATACAAGCGTTCCTACAACTGGAGACCTTTACTTAACTGATGCAGGAGACACTTTAGGAAAGGTCTTATCAGAAGATGAGTTTATTTCAATAGGATCCCTTAATTTTAAATGTAAATCATTCGATGTAAAAGATAACATCTTATTTCCAGCAAATATTGAAGAAAGTTTTTATGATGTTGATGAAGAAGATGGTTACTGGGATGCTAGAGCTTACCGTTGGAATAAGAAAGCTTCTCCTGAAGCACGTTTAGCTTCATCAGATGGAACAACTTTAACTTTAGATTCGTTCACAGACGCGCTTACTGTTCCTGAAGAACATGATTGTATTCAAGTTAAAAATGATCAGCGTGTTAATTATGTAAACCCCTTATTATCTTACACCTACACTTATCACAATCAACGCCTTGGAGGTGAAGGAACAAACATTAAGTACTATTTCGATGTTGAGGCTTTAGAAGAAGATAGTGTTGCAGACACCTTAACTGAAGAATATGCAACGTTATCAAATGGTGTATTCCCTAATTATGCTAATCCGTTAATGCAAGCGACGAAATTGGGGTACATGCGTGATGAGGTTTACAGATTCGGCGTGGTTTTCAAGAAGGAATCAGGAGCAAAGTCCTTTGTTAAATGGATTGCTGATATTAAGATGCCAGAAATTCATGAGGTTGATACTGATTGGGGGCAGCATTCAAATGGACAATGGGAATTTAAAACTTTCTCTAAAGGGAATGGAAAAACTAGTGTACATGCTTTATCAGTAATTTTTGAAATTAAGAATTTACCGGCATCTGCAGAAAGCTTTGAAATTGTAAGAGTTAAAAGGGAAGAGTGGGATAAAAGTATTTTGATGCAAGGGATTTTATCTCCATGCAGAGTACTCACGAACAGTTATTACAATCCAGCACAAACTGTAGGAATATTAGCAGCAGCTGGAGGAGTTAAAATACATCAATTCATTTCACCAGAGGTTAGTTTCTTAAGAAAGATCGTGCAGTCAGGAGAATTGCAGATTGTTGCATGTGGAAATAAGGAGAATTATTTATCTCTGCCTTTAGACATCACTAAAGTCGATAACTTACAGATTGTCACAAACCAGCTTTATCAAACCACGCCAATAATTGAAAGTCAGATTATTCCTCCAGGACAGGCAGCAAAATATGTTATTAATGGAATGCCTTTTCAGAATTATCGTTATGGTGGGTCATCAACAACGATAGCTGGTTATGGAGGGAGTCATTTGGTTGTAACAACTAACGATACAATTACTTACAATGCAGGATTAGTTGCAGGAGGGTTTAATGATGGAGTGGCTTTAACGAACATTGTTCATTCATTATCTTCACAGTACGGTGGAAATACTTACTCAGATAGGTCTGTAAATAAATACATGCCTTGTTATCAAGAGCAGTCAGAGAATCTTGGAACAACAACCGTACAAGTTTACGGCGGTGATACTTTCATTGGGCATTTTAACTGTCTTTATGGAGCGTTCGATAACGCTGGTGGCAGTACTACGTTTAACTCTTATGCTGCGTTAACATTTCCAGTTGAGACTTCAATTAATCTGGCACTGCGTCACGATATTAGTTCTCCATTTAGAAACACAGGATTGAGCTACTATTATCAAACTCAAGAAGTTGCCGGAACTTACAATACAACTCTTTATGGAACACATGATTTTGCTCAACAAACAGACCTTTATCTTTACAATACCGTCTATTCGAAGCAATCAGACATTATTCCACATTTCCCAAAACCAATCAACTTCAGCAACAACAAAGTATTTGACACAAGAATTCTCTCCAGCAATCCTAAAATAAGGAATGAGGAAGTTGACTCTTGGCTGTCTTACTTCGCGACAAATTACATTGATGTTGACTCAACTTATGGGCCAATCAACAAGGTCAAAGTTCACAAACAACGTTTGTACTTCTTTCAGGATAAAGGTGTTGGTTGGGCATCAGTAAATGAACGTTCGTTGTTAAACAATCAGGAAACCACATTATCATTGGGTAAAGGTGGAATTCTTGACCAGTATTTCTATACATCAAGACACAGCGGAAGTAAGCATCAGTTTTCTGTATTAGAAAGCCCAGCAGGAATGTATTACTACGATGCTGTTAACAATAGGATAAATATCCTTAACGAAGAACAAAGCTCTCCTGTAAGTGAGCTAAAGGGCTTTAGCAGCTATCTGAAGCAGATGGGTCT